TTACATTTTGCTTCTATAGCTTATATTCCCATTCTTTACTTGCACCTCTACTTCCCCAAGCAGATCCGTGCGCAGAACCGGTATTTGTCTCTGTTCCAACCTTTCCAGAATATCCGGTGAAGGGTGTCCGTACCGGTTATTTACGCCTGCGGAAATCAAGGCAAGTTTGGGTTTCCAATAATCCAGCCATTCTGGTGAGGTCGAGGTTTTACTGCCATGATGGGCTACTTTGAGTACGTCCACCTCCTTCTCAGGGAGCAGCTCGGGCTGTTGCAGCAATTCCCTTTCCTCCTCTTTCCCCATGTCTCCGGTGAATAACCATTTCGTTCCCTCCAGATAGAGCAAAAAGACAACTGATTTTGCGTTTTGATCCTTTTCAAGCGGAATTTCTTCATCTTCAGCCGGCGGCTTATTTTCCCGGGCAGGAGGATACAGGATCTGAAGAAAAGTGTTCCGGTCTATAGGAATCGATATCCCTTCCGTCCCCCCGATTAGGGTGAACCCGAGCCCCTAATATAACTATTTACATCTTTAAAACCCTTGATTTATAAGGGTTTTTCTTGTTCGTGTCTGTTCGTATCCGAGTGAATTATGGTGATTCCGAGTACATTTCGTCCCCAATTTGTCCCCAATGGGGACATGGGTATGCAGATTAAAAACATACCAAATTTGTAATTTTCTATTGCACATAGTCTATTTAAGATGTAAACTGGACACGTATGCCTAAATATATAAATTATGGGAGTTGAAAAAAAAAATGAAGATTTTTAAAAAATGGTGGTTTTGGTTGATCCTAGTTTTAGTGGTCGGAGGGGCATTAGCGGCTAATGGTCAAAAATCCAAGCAAACAGCAGTTTCACAAGAACAGAGCGCGGAAAAAAGTACTGAAAAGAAAGATGAAAAAGCTGAAAAGCAAGCAAAAGTATCAAAAATTGGAGAACCAACTACGATCGGTAAATTTGAAGTAACTGTAAATGGCATAAAAGAAAATAAGACCATTGGCGAAAACGAATATATGCAAAAGAAAACTCAAAACCAATTCTTAGTTGTAGATGTTTCGGTTAAGAATTTAGACAAAGATTCCCGTACAGTTGATGCATCTATGTTTAAAATCATTGATGGCAAAGGTTCTGAGTATAGTCCTTTAAGTGATGGGGATTTATATGTTAACTCATCCGATAACCAAATGTTCTTATCTAAAATTAATCCCAATATCGCCAAAAAGTCTAATGTGGCGTTCGAAATACCTGAAGGTATAACTGGGTTGAAGTTACAAGTCGAAAGTGGGCTTGGTCTAAAAGCTGGTGAATCTGCAACTATTGATCTTGGTAAATAGACGTGTAAAGCCCTTCGGGGCTTTTTATTTTGCACAAAAATAAGTGTTGCATTAAGTGTTGCATTAAGTGTGTAGTTATGATAAAATAGAATCAAGGTAAGGGAATGACTTACCAAATAAAACTGAGATCGCTGGCATAGCGCAGCGACAAGGAGGAAAAACCAATGACAGAATTCGGAACAGTAGTATTTGAGGGCAAAGAGTTTAAGCTTACTGAAGATGCAAATTTTACAAATCGCGTACTTGGTGGCTGGTACACCGACTTCAATGACGCATCGGAAGGTGAGAAATTTGACTTTGAAGTGTCTGCACCCGGCGTAGACGATGAAGGCAACGAAGTTACTGTGTATTGGATCTTCACCGACATCAAGGGTGAGGGAGGAAAAGAAGGCCTGGACGAATACAACTACGATGACGTGGATCGTGTCGTATATGAGTAAAAATGCGGAGGGCTTCGGCCCTCCTTTTAATTAAAGGAGGAAATAACCTATGTCAAGAAAACACATATGGATGAATCCGCCACTTGAAAGGTTGGCGGAAGAATGTGGAAAAGCTAAGGGAAGAGACGGAAGATTCTCGGCTCGCTTAGGTAATGTCGTTGAGAAATTCGACATCATTATGAAGCTTACACCTACTCCGGAACTCTCCGATATCGAAAAAATGATTCTCGGAGAGGTAATTTGCGGCTCCGCACTCTCTCCCGTAACGGTCAAATACATGCCCGAATCAATTATGGACGCGGCAACGGGGACGGAGGAGGAACGAATGACTTTGCGAGATAAAGTCATTACGTGGTCCGCAGCTGAAAGGATCGCTGCAATAGAATCGTTAGGAGTGTAGGCAAAATGGCGTTACTAACGAGAACATGCCGGGAATGTTCTGCTTCCTTTCAGGGTGGTCCCCGTGCGTACTACTGTCCGAGTTGCCGGGCAGAACGCACTAGGAAAACCTGCACAGAACACAAGCGCCGGAAACGCCAAGGGAAAACGAGATCATTAGGCAGTAAAGACACGTGCGAGCGTTGCGGGAAAACTTATACGGTCAAGGGCGGAAATCAGCGTTTCTGTCTGGACTGCCAGCCTATTCACACAGCGGAATACGACAGGCGGACAAGCCTGGAGTTTTACAACTCTCATAAAGAGAGAATAAATCCGAAAAGGAAGCTGAAAAGGAGAAAACGCAGTAACATCTGCGCCATTTGCGGAAATGTCTTTGAGCCGGTAAACGGCAGTACAACGTGTTCTCCCGAGTGCAAACGTAAACTCGGGAATAAACACAATCGCGAATGGCGTAGAAGAGAAAAAGAAAAAAAAACGCCCCGCGGGAAGAAGTATATAACATGGTCAAGATAGCGCGGGAGATAGGCAAGCCTAAAAGTACCGTCCAATATGCCTATCATCATGGTAAGTTTCCTACACCAGACGGTTACAGCCCTTCAGGTCGTCCGTTTTGGTATCGCAGTACGATAGAAAAGATTCTTAAAAAACAGTAAAGACCACATTGGATTTTATTCCTCTGTGGTCTTTTTATTTTCCGCTTCCGCCTCCACAAGTTCCAGTACATCGGTGATTCCAACGCCCAGAACCTCGCAAATGGCTGCCAGATTTCCTAACGGTAGCCGTTGCGTCACATTTAGACACATTTCGTTGATGCTCGGGTGTCGTATCCCCGTCAGGCGACTTAACTCCCGGTTAGATATGCCTCGGTCTTTGAGTAGATCAGCTAGCCTAAATCGTACGGTTAGTTTTCTCATTACGCACCTCCTCCCCATTAATATAACATAAAACCCGGTACGTAAAAAGTTCCAAAAAACATTTGACACGTCCTTCGTACCATGTTATTATAGTTATAGATGGAACGCAAAACGTTCCACAGCAATAAGGAGGAATTGAAAATGAACGTTATGAAAAAAGCTTGGGAAATTGCTAAGGATGGCGCAGCAAAGTTTGGCGGAAAGGTTAAAGAATATTTTGCGGAAGCTCTCCGCATGGCTTGGGAAGAGGTAAAAAAGGTAAGTAAAACAACTGTCGAGGATTTAGGGTTTGTTTATATGGGATTAAAACAAGACCTTCACCGTTTTATAGTTAACGCTGATGTAGTCGTGCACCAAATTTACGTTAGGAAAGTCCTTGATAAAGGTACTACATCCGACGTAAAGGAAGTACTGGAGCCAATAGCTTCCGGGAAAAACAACAAAACGGGAATGGATGCCAGCTTTTATTGGTTTGATGTATGTTCCGCATATGAGTACGAGATCACAAAAAACGGAGCAACATTCCGCTTTAAACCTAAAAACGGGGAAATAGTCTGGGTTTAAAATAAAAAAGAGCAGTGAGGATTTATTCCTCCTTGTACATAAGTACTTGCTCAATCCGCAGGCCGTACGTTTTGCAGATTTTCTCTATTACATCGGTCCGCATCGGAAACCGATCTCCCCACACTTTCGCGACTGTTTGCGGGGCGAATCCGCAATCTATATACATATCAGTACGCTGTCTGCCCGTTTTGTCAAACCACTTACGTAAAGGCTCAAAACTTAACATATATACCACCTCACCCACATTATATATAAAATTCTTTAAAAAATCTACACAATCGTGTTGACAATACCTACACGATCGTGTAGAATTATAGATAACAACACGAGGGGAACGGAAAATTAAAAACTTAGGAGGAAAAGAAAATGAAAAAAATTATGGATTTAAAAGTAGGGGAATTAATCGAATTAGGGGATGGGGCCGTTTACAAGGTCCTCGATAAAGAAATGGTGAAACAAGAAATAAAAAACCTAGATTCATTTTGGATGATTCTAGATGAAAACCCAGAAAAAGCGTATTCCATATATAGCGTCGAGTTTGACGACGAAGGCAACTTCGATTACTTCTCGGTATATGGAGAAGATTTCTATGACATTGATGACAATAGTTTTGTTATCGTCAGTAAGTTGGATGACAAAGACCCTGTCGTACAAGAGTTCATGATCTCCAACAGGCAGCGCGAGGTAGATCGCATTGCCAAGGAGATGGATGAAATCTACGATTGTCAGAGTCGAGGGTCACTAAAGCTGATGATCAAGGGCTAGAGGATCAAATCGAGTACTTAAAGAAGGTACTCGAAAGAAACAGATGGCAGAAAGTAGGGGCATATGCCCGGACTGCTGTAAGCTATGAAGGTCTGCCAGCAGACAGTATCGTAAAATTAAAGTCATACGAGGATTGTACCTTCAAAGATAACGACGGATTCCATGATGGTCCGGAGCGTTGGGACTGCTTTATCCTAGATAGAGCCGACGAACTCGAAGATCATTGGAGTTATTCTAGGACGATTAAGATCAATTCTGATCATCTAGAGCCGGCAGGCATAGACGATCAGGAACGCATAGAAGAATACAGATGCAAAATAGCTAAAAAATTTTTAGATGAAATATCTAAAATAGAAACATCAGAGGCAGAAAGATTTGAACGTTTCTCGAAAGAGGAACGGAGTCAAATCAAAATAGGTACAGAGTGGGTTTCATCTACGTACCTATCGGTCGGTCCCTACAGGTACGACCTCGAATACTTTGAGGCGGATAAAAAAGGTATAATTGAGTTTCTTAAAGCACTTGCGCGTTATGCGTCAGAAGAAACTCACAAAAAATCCATAGAAAAAGCCCTAGAAGAAGCACGAGGGCTGCCTGAGGAATGAACAAAGTCTGCGGGACAGGTGGAGATAAGTAAAAAAAAGGAAACCTACCTTTAGAATAAGATAGGTTTCCTGTGTTCTAATAAAAGAATATATGTTTCAAACCACGCACCAAGTGAGGTGCGACAATTGAATTATACCACAGGCTCTGGATGTGGTGCAAGGGTGTCTGGCTTCTTTTTTTAAAAGGTCCGCCTGAAAACATGCTAGTGGTTATACTGAAGCTTTTGCTATGGTCCAACCATTCAGATGCGGTGATTGTTACGCGAGTACGTAATTTGGTCACTGCCTACGATAAAATCAAGAACTATTAATGGAAAATCGAATAGGAAGGATTTACAATAAAAAGAAAGATCACGCATCACGCATCACACATAAAAATAGGAGAGGGTGAAGAGTATGTCCACCACTTATAAAGCTGATCAGAGCAGAGGTAAATCTGCATTACAAATTGCTGAAGTTCTAAACAATTGCAGTATATTGCTGCAATTAGAAATCGAAAATCAAATAAACAAAATAGTTTTACACGTAGCTACAGACTCCGCAACTGTACAATATGTAGAAGTCACTAAAGATGGCATGTTGAGTTTTCTGAGTAAACTTAGAGAGTATGTCATCCGAAAAGATGATATTGACGATTTGCTGGAAGAAGTTCAGGGGAGGAATAAGGAATGGAGAAAATAATTAGACTTTGGAAATGGTATAACCCAGATAGAGTTGATGGATGGGACCCTGGAGAGGGATACTCTATTAAAAAACCTGATGTGAAGGGCGTAAAATTTGAAGAGCCTCAAGATTATGTATTGCCCGATGGATACCAAATAATAGAGTTTGATGGCTGCCTTGAGGTATTTGATTCCTCAGGAAAACATTGTAGTATTGTACAACTAAAAGACGGCCCGGCATTAATAAGTAGGCATGAATACGCAGAGCTTAAGCGTTCCGCTTAATTCAAAAGAGCCTTGAGGTGTGAACTGACCCCTGTCAAGTAGACAGTGTAAAAAACAAAAAAAGTTGTGGCACTAACCATACATGGTTGGTGCCATTTTCTATGCTGCTGAACTTAGAAGGTATTGCCTATATTCCAACGGCGTCATACAATTAAGTCTTTTCTGGTATCGACGAGTATTGTAGTAATCGATGTATTCTATCACGGCTGCTTCCAGTTCCTCATATGTATAGAACTTACGAAGATAATACATTTCGGATTTCATCATTCCCCAGAATGATTCCATTGGGCCATTATCTATACATCTTGATACCCTGGACATGCTTTGAGTCATACCTGCATCGTCTAGTTTTTTCTTGAAGATTTTACATGTATATTGGAAACCCCGGTCACTGTGAAAGAGGGGTATAGCGTCAGGATAAGTCATATGGGCGATATCAAAAGTTTTAAATACAAGTTCATTGTTGTTGGAATGCCCTACCACAAAAGAAACAATGCTTTTATCCGATAAATCAAGGATTGCACTAAGATAAGCCTTGTTTTGGTTGCCATACTTCATTTCAGTCACATCTGTGAGCCATTTTGTACCGAACTCAGAGGATTCAAAGTCTCTGTTCAAGATATTTTTCGCCGTAATTTCAGGCGTGGAATAGATGTAGTTTTTTCGCTTCCTGCGGCATACCGATTTAAGGCCTAGGATGCCCATAAGTCTGTATATTCGCTTATGATTGACAGTTAAATGGCGTTCTCGGTTTAGTTTAATGGTCATCTGGCGATATCCAAGGATGCCATCCTTTTCCTCGTAGGCATCTTTAATCATGGGAAGCAACGCTTTATTAAAGATCTCATTCATGCTTTCTTTCCGGTTGATCCATTTATAATATGATGAACGTTGGATCCCAATAAGATCACATAATTGACATATGGGATATGACTTCGTTTCATGGAGCTCGCGTATTGCAAGGTATATCGTTTCATACCTTACCTGGCTTAGAACCGCCTCCTTTCGATCTCGTCCAACTTTTTTAGCAAATCGATCTCCATCTGCTTCCTTCTGTTCTCAGCCTGTAACAGCTTATTCTGAGCCCTTAGTTTCTCCACTTCGGACATCTCATCCTCAGATTTTCTTTTCCCGCGTCTGTCCTGAAGTGCATCCACACCAGATGTTAAGTATTTATTTGTCCATGAATAAACTTGCTGATAGGATACCTGGAATTTATCAGCTGTCTGGGCATAATTGTGTTGATGTTCAATGCAGAATCTGACGATTTCAACTCTCTCATCGTAAGTAGTTGTTCGTCCTTTTGTCATGATCGGCACTCCTCCCGTTCCGGAAGTGTTCAACTTCTCATGACTATTATACTTCAGAATCCAATCCCGCAATTGGCAAGTTGACTTAATGCCATATCTTTTACAAATATCCATGTGAGAACCGCCGCCAGCCAAATAGTCCTCGACAGCTATTCTTTTTAACTCTGCGGAGTAAGATGCATTCTGTGATGTTTGAAGCAATCCGTTTGGGCCTAGCGACTGGTAAGTCTGAAGCCATTGCCTAACGGATGAATGGCGTACATCAAGAAGTGCTGCTAAATGATTAAGCGAATCTTCTCCACGTAAATACTTTTCAACAGCTGCAATCTTTTCTGATCCTGATACTTTTGCTTTATGGGACATGAAAAAATGCTCCTCCTTACAGTAAACAGTTTTATTATTTCAACTGTCTACCGCAAGGGGAGCATATCAGTGCTTCCTCAAAGGCTCTTTCTGTAATGGAGGTTTTGCATATACCACCCATATTATACCATTTATTAAGTGAGGTGTCTACTGGTTGCAAAAACAGGTTAAAATATCTCGACTTGTTGAATTCTTCTATTCTTTGATGCGTTTCGCATCTCTTCCCTGCCTGTATGAATACGGTCAGTTACTTCTGAGAATTCTTCATCAAATGCCTTTTCCTGTTTCAAGGTTTCAGATATTCCATCACGAATAAATCTCTTTAGATCTTTCCTCACAGCGTTCACCCCTCACCAGTTTTTGCTAATTCCTTTAAGGAATTCAGTTCATTATTGTTATTAAGCCAACGTTATTTGTTATTTTGTTACTATACGATGGTTTTTCGTTACTGAGTGGGCATATTCCGTTACTACGCCTTCTTCACTGCACTCTTACCAGCACTATATAGGCCGCATGAAGTAAGACCAGAAACAATACCAAACATAATGCTAGTCTTTACATCACCTGGGAAGTAAACAACACCTGCTACGATGCCCAGGATAACGGAAAGAACGGGAGCCAGACGAACTGGCAATCCCATTCCTTTCGCTATTTCTACAAAACCCACGATGACAGCAATCAGTAAAGCATCCGTAATTTCTATATTCATAGCGCTCTTCCTCCCTACTCCAAAAGTTTATAAGTCCTTTCAAATACATCTGGCTTGCATGGGTAATACTCTCCCTTAACGCCCCGTATGATGTAATCGCCGGGACAAACAACAAGCCAACTTTCTAATGTTTTACAATGCCCATGTAAAGCTACTGAATTTCCACATACTCTACAAATATTTTTGCCGTCAAGTTCGTCAAGTTCCCGTATTTGGGCATCGGGGACATCACCCTTCCGCCACCACCGACCTGCCGATACCACAACTGGCTTTTTACGATACTTTTTCATGCTAGCCCACTCGCCAAAATGTGGTTATTCAGCCATACCAATTCATCAACGGTAAGGGTGTGGTTTTCGATCTTAACCATCCAACCCCAATCAGTAAACTTCCCTGCATTCCAGGCTTTCCCCATGTTGTCAAAAAGCTGTTTCCACTGCCAGTCTTCCAGTTGTAATTTTCTATTCATGTCTTCCTCTCCTTCATATGCTTGTTTAATTCGCTCTATAAAGCTTGGTGTTCTTCCCTCATCTAACATTCTGTGCGGACAGTATTTACCACTCCAGTGCTGGTGTGGGACCACATTTTCAATAGGAATAAAAAACTGTCTCATAAGCTGGGCAATGACAATAGCCGCATGGTCCTCGGCCTTATAATATCGGTTACCGCCGGACTTGGAATAACAAATTTCTACGCCGATGGACTGACGGTTTCCTGTTCCGTTCCCGTCTCCGCAATGCCAGGCATTTCGATCAAAAGGAATGCCCTGAACAGCTTCCTTATCGTCTACAGCAACATGGAAGCTAACTTCTCTGTTATTTCCAATCATATAGCGAATCTCATTATTTGCAGGTGCATCGTTCCATGTGTTGTGGAACGTAATGTATTTCGGTGCCATTTTATTCGGACATTTAATGTCATATTTACTTGGGTCAACTAGCATTTCTCTGATTTCCATCATTCAACATCTCCTTCCCCGGGTTTTCCTTTTAGAATCCCTTTGATCTCGGCAATATCACTTGAAAGAAGGCTAAAAGACTTGGCTTGTTCCCGAATGACTTGCTGGTTCTCACTAATGGTCTTTTGATACTCCTTCTCCCGTACTTCATTTTTCTTCATCGTGGTGAACAGCAGCCAAACAAAAAGAGCCCCAAAGGCTCCTGTGTTCAGTACTGTATTAAAAATTTGGTCCTCCATCATCCTTCACCTCCACTTGACATATCGTTTTACGTTCTTTTTCCGTGATATACCCTTTTTCTACAGCTCGCTCCAACTGCCTTGGGGTTACGGTTTGGTTACACCAGCAATAATAAAAGTGGGGATACAGTTCACTTTTCATCGGCTCGCCTCCTCTTGGTCAACAAGCACATAATTTAGTGCTTTTTGCAAAGCTTTGATCTGTTTCTCCATGACCTTCATTGGGTTTGGGGGATCTGGGCGATTTTTGATCTGATCAATTTCCTCAGCTGAAAGTCCCTCTTTCCAGACATTTTTCTCAAAATCCCAAATAGGCGTATAAATCGGCATGGGTAAAGGATCAAATACGACAGTATCATCTATGGGTACCTCTTGATCCAAAAGATTAAAATAGTTGCCGTCTTTCTCTATGAGTGCCAGTGCCTCTACATATTTGCCTGCTTTGTCTACTCGACTCGCTTGTATGATCTTATCCATCTCAAACACCTACCTTTGTCCGTAAAATGAGGAGGGGAAAATGGTGAACGAAACAAAACCGGGTAGCCCATAACTTTCTACCAATACTTCTCCACTGGGGTAAACTCCCAGAAATTGAACAGATCTGGAGTAGTCTGCAAAGTTGATCATCAGACAACCAACGCGGATTACACCACTTGGACGAAACCCAGCCGGGAGGTTGAACAAAGGTGTACCAAACTCGGTTTTAGTCCCTGAGCAAGTGCCGTAAAGGTGGACATAGCCAAATTGATCCTTGTAGTAGCAAACCCCTTTGACTTCGCCTGCTTGTACGTACCAACCATTCAAAAACGTAGGCGTGTACTGCCCCGCTGGTTCACCTTTCAGGGCGTATGCTCGAAGATCATTTATACTTGGAGCTCCAACATGTTTGGCCATCAGTATTACATCCCCGGTCTTACCGTTGACGGATGTTACGCCAAATTTACCGCCCCCTTGATCTTTCATCTTCTCCAGCCATTCTTTCCATTCTTTTTCAAAGTCCGCGGTTCGAGAGTCAAACCAATGTTTAAATTGATTAAAAATAGTGGTCGTATCGGCTTGGATAAGAGAGTTCACAATGCCGCAAACAGTTTTGTTTAGCCTCTCGTCTGTTATTTGGTAGGCTTCGATATAAGATTTACCTTTTGCTATTTTCACTTGCGCCAGGCTGATTTCAAACACGTTATCGTTACGTGTTAATGCAGGAGGGCTGGGAGTAGTCGAGGGTGTCCCTTCTTTAACAAAAGCCTTTACATACCGATGTTCCAGGCGTTTATCCAGCCTGATGACAACCCGATCGATACGATCCAGCGTAGCATGTGGATAAGGGTGCTGTAGGTTTAGCTTCGTGTCCTTTACGGCATATAGATATCCTTGCAACCAGGCATAGCCCGGCTGAATATAGGTTTCCATATTTTTACCTGTAGACTCCACTTTTAAGTTTGTGCCGCCGTTAAATACACCGTCACTTAGGACTTGTCGAAAATACTCGGCAAATTCATCTGCCGAGTAGAGCCGCTCGTCCGTATCCGTCGAATCAAAAAATCTGTAGGTTTCTGCCAACCTCATCAACTCCTTAGTTTTCGTCCTATTACATCCGCTAGTGTCGGAATACTGTTACCAAAAGTAACATCTATGCGAACTTGGGACGGTTCATATACTTCCGCTACTTCTGTAATTCTTGTATTCATCGTCAACCCCCACTGGCGATTTAGCACAGTCACGACATCCCCCAAGTCGTAGTCCTTACGGTAGGTGAGATTAGATTGGGTCAGAATCTTGGCCTCGAGAGATTCCACCCGTTTTACTTCCGACAGCTTTTCGTGCCCTCTATTCCTCAGCATCTGGTCTACCTCTGACTCTGTTTGTGTTTTCCCTTCCTCTTTAGTCCCAACGTCTCTGGCATCCACAAACATTTCATATCTATTTAGGCCTGCTGATGTACCTACCGTAACGATCTTTCGGTCTTCTCCCTCGCCCTGACCTGCGACCACAGCTACGTTTTTGTATCCCATTGCACTGTTAACATAGGACTGACTTTCGATGTTATCGTAGTCCGTGGAAAAAATGGCAGGAGGGTGGACATCCTGATCAGCCGTTAGGTTTCGTCCGGTTAGCATGTCAAACACATACCATCGATTTTCGATATCTAACGATACCCCCCAGCCCATTTGGGACATCAGGCTAAGTTTCTCTACTTCTTCGCCTAGCGGCTTGTATCGCGTTTGAAACTGGATCTTCTCCCCGCGTCCCTGGTCAGGCGCACAAATTAATCCTGGTACGGTACGATCTTGGTCAACCGGGTTCACACAATTATGTTTAATGATTTGTTTAATTACAGTTTCAATGGGTGCATTAAAATAGTCATTGGCTTTTCCTTTGGGCGGATACGTAATGCGCCGCCCGATTAGACTAGCCAGCATACTACCCTTAATGATGAGTTCCTCTGCTCCATCTTCATTTAGCGCTATTTCCCGATGTTTAATAATTGCGGCTTCTCCCGGACGACTAGCTTTAAATAAGATAACATCCTCCTGGAGCTTATCCGCATTTTGCATATTAGGGTTAATTTGCAGTTCGACTTCACCGGGTTTATGCCAACGGCGAATCCATTTCAGGGATGTATACGAGTCCACCTCTCCCAAAAGATTAAAATCCGTGTCTATGAGTCTGACGGGTTCCATCCTTACACCCCCACATATCGGTTTTTATACGTAACCGTAACTCTTGTCTTTGAGCTATCGTTATTGCTGTTGTATTCTAAAGTGTTTGGACCGGGCACCAGTTGAAAAAATGAGCTGGCAAGATCGATGTAGTGAAACGCATTCTCCACCCTACCGCTTGCGCGGACAATTTCGACTCTTTTCTTTCCGAATGTAGTGTCAATATGCAAGATGTCATTTTCACTTAAATCCCTTTTAACCCGGATGAATTCCCCCGTAGTTCGGTTATACACGGTGGGATTCTGTGCTGGGCCTTTAAATTCGATGCTTACGGGTGTTTCCACATCTCCTTCGTTTACGATTCCACGCTGAAAAGACCGCTTGGAAAACGACACAGGCAGCCGAAGGGAGAACTTATAGCCGCCCATGACATAGCTCATTTGGCGGCTTGTCGTATACGTATCTACCCAATAGGGAGACGGGCAAAAAAGAGAAACAAGGCACGGCTGTACGCGTGTTGTACGTGTCTCTTTTTCCTTAGGAAACGATGGAGCTATTTCAACCACACAATCTACTTTTCGCTTAATGCCATCGTGTAAATGACACTCTAATTCACCCATGCCTAATTTCGGGTTAAATATCGAGCTAATTTTCCGTCTTAACTGCGCCATGTGGTTTTTATTTTCCGCAACGATCAGGAATTCTAACTGTATTCCCCGTTCTTGGATCTGACCATCCACATACGTAACCCCATCTTGATAAGGGGATCTTTGGGTTACGACTTTAGCATGCACCCCATCAGAAAAAACGCGGCTAGTCAATTTAAAAGGAGCGAACCTACTAAATGTAATAGATTCGCCCCTACTATTTGTAAATATGACCTGCTCCATTACCTCATCCCCAATTCCAACGCCATTTCCGTTAACATCCTTTTTTGCCTACGCTCGCCTTGCGAATAGTCCTGAGCTTGTATGACAACATTGGGCTGAAAGCTCGTTGTGTTATTGTAATTTCGAATATTTCGTATATTGTTCGGCATAATTGACCGTGCATTACCATTTATTATGCTTGCAATGCTATGTGGATCTACCAACTTAGCCTGCACATGCATAACACCTTTATTTAAAGCAAGATCGCGGCGTTTCGTCATCCACCGTTTGGAGGTGTCATACAATTTCTTTCCTAGCTCATCGTTAGCTTTATAGGCAGCATCGGCACTATCCCTAATGCCTTTCGACACGCCCTCGGGTATACTTGTAGCTAATTTAGCCATTACTCTAGACGGAGAGTTAATGCCAAGGAAAGACTTAAACCCCTTAACTATGCCCTCTCCTATTCCTGTGACTGCATCCCACACACCTTTAGCCATGTTTCCAATTCCTTTTATGAGTCCCTTGATAATGTCTTCACCTATTTGTAATAGATCGATTTTCTTAAAGAATGCCACGACATCATCCCATATTTTAACAATGGAATCTTTTAAGGATTCCATCATTTTACACACACCGTCCCACATGTCGGATGCCAGTTTAACGACACCATCTTTTAAACCCTTCCAAATGCCTTTCACCGCCTCCACTGCTCCAGAAATGATGCCCTTGATGATCCCAAGTAGATTATCGGTAATCCCCTTGATGGCTTCCCAGGCTCCCGACCAGTCGCCTTTTAGGATGGAGGTAAAAAATTTAATAATGTTTGTAATAATCCCAATCACACTTTTGATAATTTGCATGATGGCAGGGAATACCGCCTGTACAATTTGCAAAATGGTTTTAATGACGGGCACCACCACATTTTTGATAAGCGAAGCCACACCGGATAAGATTTCAATCACGATGGGAATAACCATTTGTATAATTTCCATGATCGCAGGAAATACGGCTTGCACGACTTCCAGAATAATCGGAATGACAACCTGTGTGATGTTCAGGATAACAGGAACGATCGCCGCTATGACCGGAATAATTACCGCCATCGCTGCCTGAATGACCTCTAACACGATTGGGAACACGGTTTGTATCACCTGCACCAAAACAGGAAGAACCGCCTGGGCAATTTGGGCAATCACGGTAATCACGGATTGGAAAAGTTCAATGGCAATGGGCAGGACACTTTGGATGATTTCAATAATAATCGGGAAAATGGCGGTAAATGCAGCTAACAAAATAGGTAAAACCGTTGCCGCTAGTTCCGCAATGACTTTCCCAATTTCAGCAAACGCCGGAACCGCCGTCTCCACAAACGTTTTGAACAAACCCGTTGCCAGTTCAAGTATGGCTGGCAATTCTGTGGCAAACAACCCCCCTATAGTCGAAAATAATTCTGCAAACGCTTGACCCAGTTCAGCAAACACAGGCCCCAAGCTGCTAAAAGAGTCTCCAATCACCTGACCTGTCTTCTGAAACTCTGGTGCTAACTCCGTGGACATTTGTGCAAATTGATCAAATACCGGGCTGAGGGCTTCTAAAATGGACCCGCCGACTTGAACTAAAGCGCCGAAAAAGGGCATCACGGCCTGAATGGCAACTCCAATAGCCGACAGTGCTGTTGTTAACACCTTACCTATGGTTGTAAAAATGCCTGCTAACTGGTTGCCCGCCCCTCCAGCAACGTTCGACATGCCGTTAAACACATTCGCTACGCCATTAGATAGAGAAGAAACCACGTCGACTATGGTCGGAATCACCTTTCCCAGAGCATTCCCTATTCCGGTTAGAATGTTAGTAAATACAGGGCCTAATTTACTTAAGGCGTTTCCGATAGCCTCTACTGCGGGCTTGACTGCATTAGAAATAGCCGACCATGCACGGGTAAAGCCGTTTTTCAGGGTTTCGTTGGTCGCTACAAATTTGATAATAAACGGTAAGAGCGTAATAAGCGCTCGACTGATTAAGCCTAATGGCCCAAACATAGCAGAAAGTCCTAAACCTGCCGCTTTTGTGCCCTTTTCTGTGCTAACCAAGGCAGTTGTTAAGGCTCCAAAACCGCTCAATGCCGTACCGACGAAAAACATCACAGCCCCTAATGCGGCTAATATACCCAGGATTGCAGAAGCCACGACAAGGGCAACGGCGATAAAGGATTTCATCGATGGCGATAGACCTTGAAATTTCTTCGTTAAGGCAGAAAAAGCCTCCGCCAACTTGCTGACAAATGGAAGCAGAGCAGCGCCAATCTCAGTTTGTAAATTCTGGAATGTATTTTTCATCATGATGAGTTTTGATTTTGTCGTCTCGTACCGGGTTGACGCTTCCTTCTGCATGGCGGTATTCTCCTGAAATGCCTCCGATGCCCCATTTAAGGCTTCTTTCAGTAAATCCCCACTTCCGGCAGTACGTTTCATCAAGTCAATTTGCAGTGCCTCTTTGATTCCCAGATCGTCTAAAACGGCATTTAAATCTCCGCCCTCTGTTTTGATGCGCCCCAGACCATTACTTACATCTGCAAAAGCCCCCGCGGCATCTTCTTTAAACTTTTTCTTAAACTCTGCCGCCGACATGCCAGCTATTTTTGCCCACAACTTTAGTTCGTCTCCATTTTTAGCGGCGGCATTGCTTATCTTGGTCATGATCGTACTAAACGCCGTACCACCAGCCTCAGCGCGAATACCAAAGCTTGAGAAGTGAGCTGATAAGGCCATGATCTTTTCGGCGGGAATATCTAACACACGCCCAGCACCTGCAATCCGCATGGAAAAATCCAAAATTTCGGTTTCTGTAGTCGCAAAGTTGTTTCCCAGCCAGACTACAGAGCTAGCCAGATTTTCCAGTTTGGGAATGGGGAGTTCCATGATGTTTGCAATACGTGCAAAATCCATGGATGCCTGTTCTTGCGCAATATTAGTGGTATCTGCGATCATGGCAATCGTCTTGGTAAAGCTGGATATATCTTTTGCTTTTACGCCAAGCTGACCACCGGCTTCGGCTATCTCTGCCAATTGTGTAGCGCTTCTGGGCATCTGCTCAGACATGTCAAACAGACTTTTTTCGATTTTCTTAAACTCGTCATCTGACGCATCCACTGTTTTTCTTACACCCGCAAACGCACTCTCAAATTCCACGGCATTAGTTACAACGGATTTTAGCGCCAGGGCTGATCCGGCAAAGGTAGCTCCGAACACGATGGAGAGATTTGAACCCACGCTTTGTAACTGGCCACCTAACTGCTCCATCCGTTTTCCTACGGATTGCATTTTTTCTCGCATCTGCGCCCATTTGCCGTTACTATCAGCTATTTTTTTATTCGTCGCATCTAGTGCACCTTGGAGTTTATTTAACCTAGCCTCCGCATTGTGGAGCTGGGTGAGATAGTTTTGAGTCTCTTTGGCGTTATCGCCTTGGGCTTTTCTGGCTCTTTCATACGACTGCGTCAACATGGAAACCTTTTGCTTTTGTAGCCCAAGCAAATTGGATAGTTGTTCGGCTTTGAGTTTTAACTGGTTCTGCGCATTTCCGAAATTTTTCGATGAGCTGCTTGCGTTTTTAAATGCAGCATCAATCAGCTTCATTTCCCTATTAATCTGCTGTATAGACTTTTGGAAATTGACCGCATCCAGATTCACCTTGATATTCAAATTCCCGACTGTTCCCAACGTTTCACCCCCTCGCCGCTAAAATAAGTAATGATAGGCTACTTGTTTTTCCTGTGCCCGCGCTTCTTCTTGTTTCCGCTCTTCTTCCGTCATGTTTAGTCTTCTGTGGACACCCATCAGCATATTGAGTTGTTTCAGGGTGCTTTTCCAAAAAAAATCATCACTCTTCAAAAGAGTGACGGTAGCGAAATAATATAAAACGTCCCAATCGACCTTTTCATCGGTTTGGGACGTTACTGGTTTTTTCCGCTATTTTGTTGTTCTCCAGGGATACTCAGGTTAAAGGCTTCTATAATTTTGTCTGCTAACTCAGACATATTATCAAAACCAATCTTTGACCCAACTTGCTGTTCGGTTAGCGTCTCGTCCTCATGAGCAAGCCCAGCAAACAGCAATGCACGTAATGTAACAAAAGAAATATTAGGCTTGTTTTCATCTTCACCTTGACCGCCAATCATTTTATTAAAAGCCGCTAACGCATCCCCGAATCTTTCTTCGAGCACACACATTGCATTCATATCAAAAAGTAAAGTACGCGGGGTTTCTTCACCCTCAAAGACAATTTGTACCCCTTTTGGCCGTTTAATTTCCGATAATGTAGACATAGCTTCCTCCTTCAATGTTTAAAAAATAAAAAGGGGAGGCAAAGAAATACCTATCCCCTAACAAAATATTCTATTTAGTTCCTCCACCTGCTGGCGGTACTACCTTCTTCTTTTCATAGACCTGATCAAACCATGTTTCTATTACTGTTTTTGGTATATTTTCATCTCCGCTATTGACGGTTCTTTTCCAGTCTCCGTCATAATCACGTGGTAAGAATTTCGCGGTAAGTTTTGGAGGTTGGTACTCGATGGATTCGCCTTTTGTTTTTCTGCTCTCTTCTGGCAGAGCGAACTTACCTTTCAAGAGCCACACATACGTATGTGCATTACCGGACTCAGATCCTTGATAGCCAAATGCAACATAAGGCGCTTGATCATCTCTGTTCCAAACCAGCACTCCGTTTTCATCCACTTTAGCCCCCAGAAGCATGGCGGCGTTTTTAGATCCAATTTGATCTACCGTAATCTCTACTTCAATGTCGGCCAATGTGGATTCAGATTCAGATGCTTGGTCATCCGCGTAAAACGTGGTGGATGAAACATTCGGTTTCACACTGATCTCCACCGCTTTAGCCAGGTGGACGGGCTTGTCGTACGTCGCACCATTTTTATCGTCGGTTTTTAAGATGGCTACATATAAATTCCTTACCCCAATCGGGACTCCCATAGTTGTTCCTCCTTGTTTACAAATAAAAAGCACGCCTAGGCAGGCATGCTCATCACAAAACGCAAGACTTTTTGATACATCTGTATGTCGGGAGCATAAAGACCAAACGCACTTGTCCGTATGGCACCCAGCTCCCGCATCTTCTGCTTAACTTGTTTCTCTATTTCCGTGTAATCCCCTTTTGACCAGATATCAACCTGGATAAAGTACTTGGTCAGTTGCTCTTCGTCATCTGCACAAAACAGCGGGCGTTCGTCGTTGATAAAAAAGACCACATACATATTCTCTTTCTCAAAATGCGTCTCAAACGCCACTGGAACGGGTAGTTCCCTTAGTTTGCTAAGTATCAAACTTTGTATGGTCATAGGTTCAACTCACGTTTCACCGCCTCCTGCATAGCTTTCAGTGCCTTTTTCTCATGGCTATTGTAGATCCGCTCTACATTTCCCCTTGCGGATACTTTACCTTTATATCTCTTCGTTTTTGTATAGCGCTCCGTGGTCCCAGCCTCCAGAAAAAGCATATAAAAATGTTCTTCACCGTAGCCCACTAACACACCGTCTTCGGTCTTTTCAATCTCTACATGGTCTCTAGCGTGTTTGGTATGAGGACCAATAGGAGTACCTTCCTTGATGGCCTGTTGCATGACTTTTGCGCCTTCCATCTCGGCCTGCTCTTTTATTTTCTCTCCCTCTTCTCCCATATGGCGGAGTTGGGCTAATAGTCCTTCCATGCCAGACACTTGAAAGCTCATTTCACCTTCTCCTTGGCGTGTATCGTCAGGGTTTTGTTCATTTCATCGTCGTTAATAATAGCTTCAATGTCAAAAATTCGATCGTGGTAGATGATCCTCATGTCAGGGTTTAGCCCTTTCCTATACCGGATGATAAACCGGGTTGTATTTTGGTTCTGCGTGGTGGAAGCTTCATAAAACTCTTTCCCCTTTAGCGTCTTGACGCATGCCCAAACCGTCTGTACATCCACCCAGTCGTCTGTTTTAAACCCGTTTTCATTCGTTGTTTCACCGAATTTCTGAAAAGTGATCCGACGGTTTAATTTTCCTGGATTCATTGAGACACTTCCCTCAATTGCAAAATCATCGTTTGCAGCGATTGTTTGAGTTTATCCAGCATCCTATCATCCATTTCATAATGGATGGCGACCCACACCATCACGGCAAGCTTGTATAAAGAATTGTTTGATTCTTTTACTCCAGCATTTGCAAGATATTCTTTGGCTGACTCCAGGAGCGTACTTAGCGTTTGATCCCCGGCGTCATCATCAATTCGAAGGTATTCCTTCACTTCTTCCAAAGAGATGTTACCCATTCACATCATCCGCCTTACGCCGCTTAGGCTTTGGTGTTCCAGTAGATTCAGCTTCCACTAATTCCTTCTTCGGTTGTTCTGGCTGTTCGGGTTTGTCTGGTCTCTCCGGTTCCCCCGGAGACGGATTAGGGAGTTTTAACTTTAGCAATCCGGAATGCAGATTTAAGTTTGATTTGGTGATCAAACCAAGCTGTTACGACAAATTGTTCGATGCCTGTTTTTACGTCCTTATCCCGGTCGTAAAGGGCATTTAAGTCATAGTTAAAATGAGAGTAATTGAAATCGCCAATGATCGGACTGGAAGCAGAGTCACAAAACACAACCGGCTTACCCAATACTTGTTCCGGTTGTGCCGTATACAACGTTGCGCTACCATTCGCTAAGACTTTGATAATGTTCTTGTAATCTTGGTAACGCATTACGATTTTAGCATTTTCCCTGTAATCCTCATGAAGATCTGCAATTGCATCTGTAATGGCATCAAACATATTTTCTGCCAAGATTTCTTTTACACCCGATTTGTAAAAGGACATATGTTCTTCACCCGTTTTGGGGTTCGTTGTGAAAGCTACTTTCTTTTCTTTTGCGGCAACACCGGATTGTAGTGCTGTCTCGACATACGAAACCAAGTTAGCATCTGAACCATTGATGACCGTCTCAGAAACGCCCGCAAGCACCTTGAATTTATTTCGTCCGAAGGTAACGGTATCTCCATCTGCTTTCATTTCTTTCGCTGTTTCGGTGTCCGCAATAAAGTCATCGTCATCCAGTGTGAAATGGAGTTTGGGGATTTCCAAGTTCGTAATCTGTGTGACAGATGATAGTTCACGCAACGGGTTTTTTACAGTTGGCTCTACCAAAATGTCCGTTGATACCGTTTTAGGTAAGAACTTGTTACCGCCAGTCGTATCGTTATCACCTAATGCTTGTCTAACATCAATTGATACAGATTGTTCGCGCATAACCGAACGGATCAATTCGGCTTTTGCTTTAATAGCACGTTGCTTTGGATCATCAACTGAATTGATATTGTCTTTAGCTTCAAAATTAGCCTTCAATTTTGCCTTTTGTTCAGCCTCAAGTGCATCATGTTGTTCTTTAATAACGTCAAACCTCATTTTTAAATCAGATTTAGACCCTTGCAAAGCCTGAATATCTTCCATGGATGCATTAGGATCAATGGCTTTTTCAGCCAATTGCTCCTCTACTTTTTTAAGTTGTTGACCAACAGTAACTAGATTTTGTTTAAGCTCGTACAATGTTTTCATTCAAATATTCCTCCTAAGATTGTATTGATATAAGCCGCATTTACCTTTGCATCATCGGCAATTTGCTGTCTTTTTTCCTTTTCTTGATCGAAAATAGGTGTTTTTTGCTGTGAAATCAGTTGTTTTGGAACATTTTTGTATCTATTTATGAATTCATCACTAATAGATGCTGCCATTTGATTAGCTTCCTGAACTACATCGCACAGTCCGTATTCCAAAGCTTCATCTGCGGATAGCCAAGTTTCCGCATCCAACATTTCCTGTAATTTTTCGTCAGTCAGTTTATCGCCAGCTTTTTGCAAATACACTTGTTTGCTGGAGTTGCCGATACGGTCAAGATCATCTGCTATTTTTCTCATTTCCGAGGCGTTACCCCAGGCAAAAATCCAAGGATTATGAATCATCAGCATGCTATTTTTAGGCATATAAATCGTGTCACCTGCCATGGCAATGACACTTGAAATAGATGCGGCTAAAGCATCTACATACACATTTACTTTTGCTTTATGCCGTTTCAGCATATTATGAATCGCAATCCCCTCGAAAACAGATCCTCCAGGTGAATTGATATAGAGGTTGATGGTCGATATATCACCCAAGCGATCTAAGTCCTCTTTAAAAGAGGTTGCACTTGTGTCGACTTCGTCCCATTGATAAGTAACGATATCCCCATAAATAAAAATATCCGCTGAACTGGAACCGTCAGCCGACATCTTCATCTCCCAAAACGTGTTATTTTTTGGTTTCCCCACGCTCTTTCACCCCCTTTCGCTCTGCCGGGTCCATGTTTAAAGGGTACATGTCACCGGATATCCAAAGCTCAGCTGCCTTTCCGCCTTCTGGTGGCAAATCCTCATACATTCTGACTTCATCCGGCTTCATGCCAGCACTTCGGAGCATCATCTGATAAAACTGCGTCCTTGCCGCTGTATCTCCGCGTAATAGTGCGCCCAGATTAAATTTAAAGTAATATCCGGCTTGTCTTTCTTCTGACGTGAGCAGTTTTCGATTCATTTCCTGCTCATATTGACGTACGGTAGGCGTTAACGTCATTTGGACAAACTGGATCATCATCTGCTCTGCATTACTTCCTTGACTATCTTCATTTAAAAAACTTGCTGGCAAATTAAACACATTCGCTACTCTGGAACGTGTGATTTTTTCAGAAGCCAGTGTATCTGAAGCGACATACTTACGCTCCATATTTTTCACTGTTACCCCTGGTTCCTGAAACAAAATTCCGCCATTTTCTTTGTAGAATCGCTTGAAATCATCCACAATTCGCTGTCTTTTTTCAGTGTCTACGTTTGCTCCATATTCCAGGATGAAACTGTCTTTCTTCTGCATTTCAGACAAACTAAATTCTTGAACTGCTTTGTCATACTCCAGGGTATTTTTCAGCACCTCGATGGGACTAATCCCTTTCCAGCGAGCCGTACCCGTGATGTGCTTCACATGAAACATGTTCATGTTATGGATATAATACGTTCCGTCTATTCCCCGTACTTCATACCACAAATGGCCGTCATCTTGATTGAGAATAGGCGTAACATAAACCGGATCAACCGGAATTAAAGCTTCAGGCTGTAGCCTAATGTCCCTCATAATCACCGCATAGCCGTTCCCTGTTTCGTTGCGGGATACTTCCATTTTATTCAGCCATTCAAACCCTGACATATTGGGATTTGGGTGATGAATCAACATATCCGCTATCTCATTCATCTGAATGTCATAGTCTTTGTATAGTTTCAGTGGCAGACAGGATAGCGCATTTGCAAGGCGGCTCACCACGCTAAATATGGTTTCATTTGTGGCCAGTTTCGTGTTATCTATCCCCCAAAATCGACGGCCAAACCACGTTGAAAAATCAAACGAAGACCCTTTCCATCCGGCTACTGCCCCTCTCATAGCGGATTTCATTCGACCAAACCATTTCACATTTCCACCTCCTTTTAATCGAAGAGAGAAGAGACTGAGACAAATTCAATATTTCCATTTCCTTGTGCCATAACAAATTTCTTCATGACCTCTGAATGGGCATCCAAAAAGGCCGCGAAACCGTCAATTTTGCGGTAGCGACCTTGTTTTTTAGGTTTTCTATCATATTTTGCATCGTTGCCCATTTTAACGTTATTAATATACCAACGAAATAGCCTATTGTTATTAAAAATTACATTCCCATCTAAGAAACGTTCTTTTGCATCGTCCACCACTGGACCTATAGTCAAATGCCCTTGCCGGACTAATTCAGTCTCAAATCCGTAAGCTTTCAATTTTTCAACTAATCCAAACGCTTTGGCTGGGTCAAACATAATTTTTTCTATGATAAATAATTTGGATTGCTCTACAAACCAATCATAAACATACTCTTTTTTTACATATTCACCTTTGATTATTGTCAAAAGCCCCATTTCTTCGTATTCGTAATAGGGTATTTTCTCGTTTCCAAGTAGTACTTTCTTCTCTGGAACCCACGAATGAGAGATAACAAACACTTCCCCTGTCTCATAAATAGGAAATTCAAGGCAAGCGCTCGTGAAGTCCTCAGAGTCTGATAAATCGAAGCCTCCTACACATGGGATGTTAACAAAATCGTCAGGATTACGTTCTTTGTTGTTTTTCTTGATGGTTTCATAGTCAAGGAACGATTCTTCCGAATTATTTACGAAGATGTTAAATCTCTTGGTGATGAAATCATTTCTTTCGGAAGGTGTTCTTTTAGCTTTTTCCCATTCTTCGACCATGTCAGAAAGTTTGATCGATACACCCATATTAGGGTTAGCTTTAACCCACATTTCCGGGTGATCAAACTCTTTCTCATCGTCCAACTCGGCCAAGAAATAGAAGGTACGTTCATCAGGATACACACCACTTAGCACATCTGTACCCTGCTCATAATAATTGACAAGAGGCCCATCCAGTTGATAACCCGCTGTGGTAATGTAAATGAGCAGAGGTTGCTCACGCGCACCACGTGAGTTTTTGATAACATTTATCAGCTTATATTCCTTATACTCATGAATCTCGTCGAAAACTCCAATATGAGTATTTAGGCCATCCAACTTTTCCGAATCCGATGCTTGTGGCTCAATTTTAGAAAACGTCTTGTCGTAATGAATAACATCTCTTAACGGTCGAAATCGCTTTTTCAATTTAGGGGAGGCCTTTATCATCGCCTTGGCTTCATCGAACAAAAGTCTAGCTTGTTTCATCGAGTTGGCCAATAACGGGATGTCCGCCCCGTTTTCATCGTCTTTACTGACCCCATACACGGAAACGCCCGAAATAAGCGTTGTTTTCCCATTCTTTCGACCCACAAAAATAAGGCCCTCTTTAAAGCGCCTTAATCTTGTCTCCTTGTGGACCCAACCGAAAAGACTTCCTAGTATAAAATGCTGCCAGGGTTGGAGTATAAGCTGTTTGAAATTCCCTTTAGATGGCTTACAATATTTTTCAATGAATCTTATTGGTCTATGTGCTTTCTCTTCATCAAAAACATATGGGAAAACCTCAGTTCCAGCCCTTTTCAAGTCGTTTAAATGTCTTTCGCAGGCTAATATAACCTTTTTACTAGCCGTGATATTGGTTTTTATCACTTGCTCAGCGTACCAAGTTGCAAGAAGTTCTGATGACGGTTTATTTAATACATGGATGATACCTGTTGTTGACTTAGAATTCGTCGAAGTCATCGTCATCTTCACTCGCTACTTTCTTGCGCTGAGCAGGCGTTAATCCAAGTGATTTCAACAGGTTATTCAGTGTTTGAACAGTCTTGGTAAGCTCGATAGAAAGGGGGTTTTTCACTAAATTTGTGGCCCCTGCCTTGTTGGTATATTCATACATAAGCTCAGACTGTTTGATCTCCTTCTGAAGTCTCCTGTAGAACTGGTGCGTTTCAATGTACAACTGAATCAATTGTTCGTCCGATTCCGTGTATGAATCTCCAAGATATTCCTGTATTTTTTTAGCAGTTGGTACCGCCATTTCAGGTTACCCCCTTTCATGAAAAAGTATCTGCGGTGTAAACGATGGGGTCCGTCGGTTTAGGGAAGCTCTTAGCTCCTAGAAAAAGGGTGGGGGGGTATACCATCAATAATAACCACCCTCACCCACCATATTCCCAATCAAACATACTCCCTATTCGCTTTCTCTTCATAAACCTTTATCTTCTTGCTGACCTGCTTTACATTGCCATGCTCTTCGTTGTGACAACTTAAGCAAAGGCTCTCTAAGTTATCCATGTCCAAACCCTTACTCCAGTCATCTGTAAGATGCACGATATGATGTACCATATCCGCCTGTGTTATCTTCTTTTGTTTCAGACATTTCTGACATAGGTGATGATCTCTGATGAGTACTGATTCCCTACACTTCTTCCACGCTGCTGAATTGTAAAAGTCTCTGGCTTCTTTATTGCGTTTGTACTTGTCATACGTCCTAGCCTGTTCTTGATTACCTTTGGGCATAGCTTAACTCCTCATCTTTTACAAAAGTCTTCTGCACCCATCCAACATTCTTCTGCCCCGTTGTCCCAATCAACTCGAATATCATGTTCCATATGCCCACTCGGAAGTTCGGCTGACTTTACATCAATCACCATGCCTGTATCTCCGCTAAAATGCCCTCCGTCTTCGTAACTGCTTGAGTCCAATTCGACTTCATCACCAATTTCAAAGGGCGGCTTTTGCACCTCTTCGATAGCACTACACATTGCCCCGTAGTAACCACCAATGGCCTGTTTGACAACTTCAGGAACATCAGGATTAGCATTCAGCCAAGCTTTCAATTCAGCCATTGTTTTTCGCATTCCTTTAATTAAGTGTTCCATGTTCTACTCTCCCCTTTTATTTGCTTACTACAATTTGTATAAAGAACATCACAGCCCAAAACAAAGCCAAAAGGATGTGATAGATTGCCCTAAAAACATCATTCGCCTGATATTTGTTATAGGACACAGCTAAATGATACATAAAAGAAATAATAAAAATTATCATGCAAACGACTCTTATTACCGTCATGAAACCCACGTCAGCCACCCTTTCACCCAAAATAAAAAGCCACTCAACTGAGTGACCCCATCCTAGCTTTTAGCGCATCCATCTTCATCTTGATTTTTTGGTGTAATTCGTCATGTTCCTTTTTGTTATGTTTTAGCCTAAGACCCCGAAGCCTTTTCTGATCCTTCCTGATAGACGCATCTGTATAATAGCAAATATATTCCTCCCCACACTGTGAACAAGTAAAGAATATTTTCTCTATTCCGTTTTTTAATCTCTTTGTTCTAAACGCAGCGAAAAACTCTTTATTACATCCCTTATTGCATATTGCTTTCATACGGACACCTCCAAACTGCCATAAATGAGCCATGCCTTTTGACATAGCTCATTTGCTTAATTTATAAAGCACATACTGGTTTAACGATATTCCCTCTCTTTCGGCATTCTCGGCTAGTTGCCGATGAAGTGTCTTCGGAATACGAACATTAAACCTTCCGCTGTACGCATCTTCCCCTGTTGGTTCCGGGATTGGGTCACCGTGTTCTAGCTTCACCTCAATGTATCCGCTCATAGCTTCTTGGATCATTGCATAGGCTTCTTGGACTGTGTTGCCATGGCTCTGACATCCGTCTAATTCGGCTACTGTGGCAAAGTAGTAACTGCCACTCTCGTCTTTAATAGGTCTAATTTGTATTGTATAGGGTAGTGCCATGTAATAAGCTAAATCTTTATTTGCCATTTTGGTTTTGGCTAGGATAAAATGTTTTGTAAGGATTGGGGAGCGGTTACTCCCCAATCCTCTTGAGTACGTCTCTGACGTACGCCGCCTTGAGTGGGTTTTGCCTAGGTAGGGTAATCAAGTCCCCTTGCTCATTTCGGAAGTGGTGGTGTGAACCTTTCGTTCTAACCAGTATGTATCCGTTATGATTCAGTACGGGCATGATTTCCTCTAACCTTACCCCATTCGGGCGGTGTTTCATTTTTTGCACTATCTTGTCTATCCTAGCCATCACTCACCTCCTGTTACTATAGTATCATATTTGGTACTATTTATCAAGAGGTGTTTATAATTTAATTCCGTGCTATAGAGGCGTTCGCCCACATAACAACTTGTTCCAAGTTGGTAATAGCCAGTGATTTCTCTCTACTGTTCGGGCAAAGCTCATCTAGCATATAGGCTAATTCTTTTGCTCTTTCCCGAATAGCTGTATATTTTTCAGGCTGTCCTTCTTTTGGTGCGTGATATTTAAAATTATTCTCTATTTGTGGATTACTCATTTTTTTATACCTCCGATAATTTAGATAGGCGCAACCGCCGTACACCCTACGGCATAGCCAGTTACGCCTCTATTACAATTCTCCTGATACTATCATAATAACACGGAATAATGGGGTAGTTTGTCTCTTCTTTGTCTCAATTTCGTCTCATTTAAGTCTCATATTTGTCTCAATATTAATTTAACCCAACTAGCTTCGCATATTTTCCAATTGCTTCTGGAACCCATCTGTATAAAGTTGACCGGGATATATTCATCTTTTTTGTGGCTTCCGAAATACCACATCCCTCGATGTATCTTAGCCGAAGCATGTTTGTCAAATGGGGTTCTTGTTGTTCCATCACTTCCAACACCCGGTCTATCTTTTCTTTCTCGGCTTTCAAGTCCTGATACTCGGCCAACTGCTCTAGGATTGCCTCGTATCCATCCACCACCCCCGTTCGGGCTTTGATAACTTTGCGTATTTTATTTTGCAGTTCCCGAAGGTTCTTCGCGTCCTCCTCGTCCAGTGGATTGCAGTTTTGCACAGCATGTAACTGCGCCTTCGTCCCCGCAGGATGACTAGCCAGATAGGCATTGGCAGCCGTCTCTAATTTTTGCTCGTAGGGCGTGAGATACACGTAACTGGGTAAACCTCTGAGCTTTTGGTGCAGTTCTTGCAAGTGGTCATCTTCGTTGAGCCTGGAAACCGTTATGCCGTTACCAACGCTGTACGTCTCCAAGACCCGTAAACGGCCTACAATGTCACGGTATCCTGTCAGTTGCTCAATCACTTGTTGTTCGATCTGTTTTGATACCATGTTCTTCCTCCTGCCCCTGAATTAAAAAATCTAGATATTGTCTCGCCTTACGTAAATCCTCAACGCCGTTTTTGTCTTTCCACCGCCAAATGTACTTGGTCACATTCCCTATACAAAAAGCCTCCAACGGGTCTAAGCCGTCTGTTATTGCTTTTATGACATCCAGGCAACCTAGGCCGTTTTTTGTATAGTAAGACGGGTTCACCCTATCATTTCGCACTTTTTTCAGCCTCCTTTATTCGCTCAATTCTTGCTTTCACCGCTTGCATAAGTTCCTCTTGACCCGTCGCCTTTTTATCAATGGCTTCTACGACTTCCTCATCCATTGTCCCCTCTGCAACCAACTGCATGACCACAATTTTTCTGGTCTGACCCTGTCGGTGCACTCTGGCATTTGCCTGCTGAAACTCCTCCAGGCTCCATATCTGATCAAACCAGATAACCGTTTGGCAGTTAGACTCTTGCAGGTTGAGACCGTGCCCTGCGCTTTTTGGGTGTAGTAGCAAAAGGGGTATTTTGTTCATGTTCCAGTCTGTAATATCCTGCACTCCTTCTTTCCCTTTTCGCAATGTTCTGGCTTGCGGGAATCGTTGCTGGATACGTTGCAGGGAATGCTTGTAGTTATAAAACACCAAAACGGGTTTTCCGTTCGCTGCCTCTACGATATCCTCTAGTGCGTCCAGCTTTGCCTCGTGAATTTCCTTGACCCCTCGTTCTTCGTCATAAACGGCACCGGAGGCCATTTGCAAAAGCTTGTTACTTAGTGCGGCTGCGGTCGTAGCTACTACATCCGCATCTACAAACTCAAGCAGCAATTCCTTTTCCAGCTTTTTGTATAGCTGTGCCGCCTTTTCTGACAGGCGTATAGGTACCGTTCGATCAATCCGTTCAGGTAACTCTAGCCAGTCCTCTGCTTTCATGCTGACGGCAATATCCTTAATCGCTTCGTAGATTCGTTGTTCCGCCTCTTTCTTCTCATGCCATTTGTAGACAATGTGCCCACTGCGTTCTCCAGGGACGAAATATCGGTCCCTGAAACCCGTAATCGTCTCCCCTAGCCTCTCTCCCTGGTCCAGGAGGTATATAGGGGCCCATAAATCCATTAAGCTGTTTGGTGCAGGTGTCCCGGTTAAACCAATAACCCGGTCTATCCTAGGTCTTACCCGGCGAAGTGCCCTGAACCGTTTTGACTGATGGTTCTTAAAACTAGAAACCTCATCAATCACCACGGTATCAAAATCCCAAGAATTTCCTAATTCGCTGACAAGCCATTCGACGTTTTCTCTGTTGATCACGTAAATATCCGCTTTGGCTGCCAGGGCTTTTCGGCGTTGTGCTGCACTGCCTAAGACTTTACTGATCTTGAGGTGCTGCAAGTGGTCCCATTTCTCAACCTCTCGGCCCCAAGTATCCTCTGCAACCCGTAAGGGTGCGATAACCAGCACTTTGTCAATATCAAAATAATCGTTTAGCAAAAGATCAATCGCGGTTAGGGTTGAGACAGTTTTGCCTAACCCCATTTCCAAAAAAAGTGCGATATAAGGAGTTTCGATGATCCTCTCTGTTGCATACTCTTGGTACTGGTGCGGCTTGTACTTCATTCAGCCACATCCTTTACAAAGCTATCTACGCCCTCAAGGCTATCTATGACCGCCACTGTGTGGCCTAAGCCCCTGAGTGTGTTGTGCCACTTTACTTGCAATGGTCTTGGTTGCCCTCCAGGTGCTTTCATTTCCACAAATGCCGTCCGCCCACCTGGCAGAATGATAATCCTATCGGGCACCCCTCTATGACCGGGAGCCACCCACTTGAGGGCAAGCCCACCAATGGCACTAATTTCTCTAACCAGTTTCCTTTCCAAATGTTTTTCTAACATGCTCCTGCCTCCCTCGTGATGCCGCGATGCCTCACGCGCGCGTATATGCGCTCATTTCGCGTTTAGCATACGGGCGTATTTTACGTGTTATATGCTCTTATATATTTTTTATCTATATAGGGGATTTACGGCAACAACGGAAACACCACCGTTTAAAGCCTTGGTATGCTTGGGTTTCGACTGTATCCGTTATCCTGTTTTTTGTGGCAACATTACGGCAACATTGGCTACGTTTAGTGTTGCCGATGTTTCCGTATGTTGCCGTAATGTTGCCGTTAATTTTGTACTTTCGTAAACACCCTCTGCACCCCATATTCAGGTACGCGTGCCTTACCTTTACGCTCTTCCCATCCAGGCATGCGCCGCAGCAAAGCCAAAATCTCTCTACCTTCCCACGGACGCATTGAACCTTTCTTGTTTCCAAGGCATTCCGTCCAAATCTGGGCGGCGCAAACACGCTCCCTATACGTAGGTTCCTCTGCCCACTCGTCCTGCACAGGTGAATCTAGCCACTCCTGGATAATCCCAAAACGAGGATCTTCCTCCATGTGGCTTTCCTGGATACCGGGCGCTTCTTTCTCCACTTCTGGAGACAGTGTAATCCGTTCCCCTCTGCGGTAGGCTTGTAGCGCTTCTGCCCATATTTGCCCTATTTCGTACTCTGTGAGGTCCTCAAACACGTTCTTTGCTCTACGTTCAGGCTTGACTGATACGGGCCAGAAACGGCGGTTTCCTGTCGGGTCTTTCAAAAAATCCCAGTTGTTTGTAGACCCAAAAAATACGCATTTTCTCGGGAAATCTGTAATGACCCGGTCATAAGCTACCCGGTATTTATCTGACCTTTTTGTTATAAATTGCTTAATTTCATCTACTTCAGCTTTAGTCATTCCGGCTAACTCTCCAAACTCAAATATCCATGCACTTTGAAGATGTTCCCCTGCCTCTTTGGTATCAAAGGTTTTAAGTGAATCACTAAACCAACGCATAGCTAATTTTTGAATGATCGTACTTTTCCCAGCGCCTTGGGCACCAACCAGAACCAGCATGTAGTCAAATTTGCACCCGGGTTCATACAGCCGTTTTATGGCAGCCACAAGCATTTTCCGGGTCACCTCACGGGTATAAGGGGTATTGTCAGCCCCTAGATAATCGATGAAAAGTGTATCGATACGTTTCGTTCCGTCCCACTTTTGGGCTTCCAGATATTCAATAATTGGATGAAATTTATTCATATGCGCTACCTCCGTAAATGCGTTTTGGATCATACCGGCTGCTTTTATGTCATACTTTTTGCCAAACCAATGCTGCAACCGTCTGTCATCCGATGCTAGCCAAGGCTCATAATCTTCCCAAGGTCTTTCCCGTTCCCTCCACGGTAGCTTTTTCCGTACTACTTCTGTGTTTCCGAAAGCATCATACGCCAGCGCTTTTTTCCATTCGCCATGAGATAAGATCAGTTCTACATTGCCAGACGTAGCGTGCGGATACCCGGTATTTTGGTTCATTTTCAGCTTATCTACCCAAGCATCGTCATCTTCGTCTTCTTCTTCACTCAAATTGTCGCAATGTTCAGATAGTTCATCCCACATCTCCCTTTTGACCTTCTTGTCTTCGTTAGCAAAAGCCCGCATGGCTGTATAGCTTGGCAGCTTTGTGATATTTGTCTTCTCGCTGGCCTTATCATCCAATTGACCGAATTTATGAATGCGAACCAGATCAAAGGCATTCACTTCCCGTCCACTGATCGGATCACTCTCATGGTGACTGTAGGCAAAAGTGTCGTCATCATAGATCACAAGCCCACCATGGCTGCTTGATCCAACGTAGGTGTATCTGTTTGCTTGCTCCGTAGGCTCATACACCCCCGGTAAAAACTCATCTATTGCCTCTGAGATCGTATAGCAACGGCAGAAGACACCCACAAGTCCTTGTTTAGCCCTCGGGTCCTCCATTTTGGAGGATGTGCGGCGCTTAACTTTGTCAGACTCATGCCGGGGCCACTCAAGCGGATCTTTCCAGTCAAGATATTGGTCTAATACCTCATCGACTCCAAGCGGCTCACCTTCGAATACCTCTAAGATAGGCTTCGCATCATTGGAACATGATGGCAAATACATGAGACGATGCACATCAAACGTTGTCTTGTCAAAGTACTGCATACCGATCTGTTCCGCTATTTTTCGGCTGACAGCCGCATACTCATCCGGGTTCATGGTTCTATCAGTCGGAATAATGAGTCTATATTTCGGCTTCTTGGGACGGTGGCTATGGGTTGTGTAAACCGCATATGCCGTACCATCCAGCACCAAATCACAGCAAAACAGAAAGTTCTCATCTCCCTGATCCACATCTAGCGTAATGAGGCTGCGGGTCTCTAGGTTTTCCTTTTTGCGCCTACCACCACGGATAAACCCGCCTACAAAGGCAGGTCCATCCTTTACTCTGGCTTTATTTATATTATCCATCTTGCTATATTCCGCCATGGTCTCACCCGTGCGGCGGACTTTGCGCAAGCGGTCTACAAACTCATCCCAGGTTAAGAATTCATTCTTCCAGTTTTTATCTGATCGATTTTTGCCGAATGCGATATCTAACTCTAGCATGGACTAAGCCCCTTCCACGTTAGCAATCTCCGTTTAGTACACAAGGGTTCACTGATAGAGCTACCACAGCCGGAAGATTGGAGCTTGTGGTCTTAAATTCAGACAAATCTACTCCTAACTCCAGTAGTCTTTTATACGCCTTATATCCGTTATGACAGGTGTTTATGACGGCTGTAATCTCTTTTTTTAATTTAATTAGATCCTTGTATTCTTTTACTTTAGGGGCTAACTCTTCCTTCAACTGTCCCATTAACGGCTGTAATTCTTCCATTAAAACATTGGTTTCTAAATGTAGTAGGTTATATGTTGCGTACCCGGCTTCTCTGTTCACTATATCGTCTCGAAACCCCATTACATATCGATCAATGTCGAAGATGATACGTTTAATGCTCCAACTGACATGTTGCTCGTGTTTCTCTGCTAATTGCTTCAAAGCAGTGTGTAGCTCTTCGGCCCTCAGCTCCACATCACTCACACCGCTAAACTTTCGGTAAATAACAGGCCTGAAGGCTGCTCCTATTTTCTCTCTTACATACTTATAAATATCTTCTTTACGCTGATCCACTTTGCTCATTATGAAATCTTTCAGATCCTTTTTCTTTATGGACATTTCCGTTATTCCTCCTATTGTCTTTTTTGAAATACTAGTCCGTTTACATCCCCATAACGTTCACGAAGTGTGCGTATCCCTCGCCGTCCCTTCTCTGCATTGGGCACTAGTGGCTCTGTTGCAGCTCGCTCCCAACTCCAGCCACAGGACACACGGAATAGAAATGTTTTATAGCTTATCCCATTGTTTTCAGCCTTTTTGATGAGCTCGACAGGATATTTACGCCTAGCTGAATTTTGTTCCCTCATTTGACGTTTTAGTTGTTCGATGGTTCGCATCGGTTCGGTTGCAGCACGCTCCTCAGACCAACTGCTTAAGTTTACTCGATTCAAAAATAACTGTTGACTGATTCCATTTTGCTTAGCGATTTCAACCCATTTACTACGATCTTTGTGTTTTCGGGGCGGTGTAGTAAGAGCTCTATCCTTTGACCAACCCTCGTAACGGATGCGGCGTTCAAGTAACCTAGCCGATACACCATTCTTAGAAGCTTCTTTATATTCTTCCGGAGTGATATAAAAATAATGGCTCATTTATGGTCAACTCCTTAATATGGCTTTTTGTACAATCCCCGTCAGTGCCTATGATTAAAGCTGGTTCTACAACTTCCTTGTGTGTCCTTACGTTGCCTACCGGACGCAAATAATAGGCATAAAAATCACTTGCACAGTTCTGACTGCAAAAATATATATCCGACCAATAATCGCACTGAATATCCATATCTTCTTTCAGTCGTTTACTACATTTTTCACAACGCATTATCTCCATTACTTTTTCCTCCTCGTTTTTGTACGAACGTCTACCATTGTTTTCCGGTTGTACTTATCTAAATGTTTGGTCCGTTCTTTTAGTCCTTCCAATTCTTCCGGTGTCAGCGTATACGTAATAACTTCGCTGTTTACTTCTCCGTTCGGTTCGGTGTTCCGGTTGGGTACAATCGTCCTTCGTTTCGTTCCGTTTTTAACCATGTAGGTACCTCCTCTGAATATCACAACAGCATTTGGAAACGGTGCATTATGAAGGGAACCGCCAAATTTCAATCTACCCCTGATGAACCGTACTTCACCTTTCATGCAGTATTCATGCCACCATTTTGTATCTGTTCGTGATGGGACTAAACATACTACGGTCGCGCCTGCGAGTGATGATTCATACGCTTTGGCAATCCATGCTCCAATCTGGCGGCCATACGGTGGATTCATCCAGCAAACGCCTTTCCAGTTCTGTAATAAACCATTATCATCCGGGCTAAAGAAACGTTCACACTTAGCGTTTTCTGGCACTGCACAAACATCTAATGTAAAACCGAATTCCGCATGTAATCTATCAAAAAAATCTTGAGGCGTTTCCCACATATCCGTTTTGGAGGAGTAATGTACTTTGTTCACTCTATCCCCTCCCTTCCAATTTTCGGCACTGCCGGACATTATTCATTGTCTATTTCTCCTGTCTGATGCGGTATCATGATTTTATCCCAACACTCCTCACAAAACGGAGGTTCTAAAGGAAGGCCGTGGCACCCACAGTCGCGTCCGGAGCAACAATATTCGGGTTCGGGGATTTCCACTACACCGCAATTCCAGCACTTAGCCATTCGTTTTCACCCCAATATGTCCTAATCGCTAGCAATTTTGCTCTTGCAAACGTTATTCATCATCTTTAAATGCGTGCTCAAATGCGGCTTCTAATATTTTCACGGCTTTCTCTAAGTCTTCATTTGACACTTTTCTAGCAAATCGCTCAATTTTACGGTAATTTTCGTTCCTAGCAGAATACTTCAATCCATCATCTGAATCATTCGTACGTCCAAGCAAGTAGTCAGTAGATACATCGAATATAGAGGATAACTCTATAATCATTTGCGAATCAGGGTCCCGTTTTCCCGTTTCCCACATGGCTACAGCGCTTGTTGATTTCTTAACTATTGAGGCGAGTTTAGCCTGCGTCATATTTCTTTTTTTCCTAAGTTCAGCCATTCTTGAACCTAGAAACTCAGAGGCATTCATCTTCTGCAATCTCCTAACAAATGAGGATCTTGATAGACGTTCCCGATTACCGAAACGTAAGGAAACACACGATGCAGTAACCAAATACCACAGCATATTATCATATTTTCGCTGTAGCTAACCCTGTATGATCCATCTATTTTGACGCTATCGTCAAAGGGATGATTTTTAATTTCTACTATGTCATCTTCAAATATTTCCTTACCGTTTCGATCATACAATCCAGTAAATTGCATCAGCGGTGAGAAATCTTCTTTGCTTTTTCCATTGACCATTGTGAGCATATCTAGTAGATGTTCCTCGTGGATCAAGTCTTCCATATCAAACATTTTTAATGTTGGTAAATGACACGCACGAAACTTGATTGGTCTATTCATCCGTTCTCATTCCTCCTTTATTCGTCTACTTTTTCCCATGATAGAGAGATATAATCTTGAGCATGTTCATTGACAATGTCATAAATTCTTTCGGCGGCTTCTTCTTCACTGAGTCCTTCTAGTTCCTCATCATCAAATTCAATTTCGTCTTCTCTAACAGCACCCGGGTAGCCGATACTAAGCCTATATCTTATTTTCATAGTTACCTCCATTAATCTTTTTGGTAAAACTCACACTCGAATCCTGCTGTGGTTAATGGCAATCCCGGTGCCCAATCAATCGGCTGACCCATTATTTCCGTTACGTGCTCCACGGAACCCGTACCTATCGGCACATCCAACACCACCTCGTCATGTACATGCATGACTGTTTGATACCCTTCCGCGTCCAATCTCATCAGGCTCACCGCCAAGCAGTCCCTAGCAATCGCCTGAACCAAGTTTTCCACTAACCTGCCGCCGTATGTCCGGTGCGACATCCACTTTTTCTTAACCTGATCCATGCCATCAAACACAAGTCCATCCTTGTCAAAATTAGGATCAGGCTTGATTCGCGGATTTACATAAGCCAGACTTCGACCGCTTGGCAAATCTGCAAACAGGATACCGGACTTGTAGCGATACTGAACCCCATGAGCCAAAAGTATTGTTCGTTTTTCTCTTACCGCGGCCACAGCGGCACTTTCCGCAGCATACCAGAGCTTTACAATGCGCGGGTTAGCTTTTCTCCAGCGCTGCACAATACCGGGTAAATCCTCCTCGGGTATTCCGCTTTTTAGCGCCCCCATTTTGATGAGTGCAGGGGGGCCGCCTTGGTAGCCACAGGCCAACGTAGCTACTTTCCCCTTTGCCCGTAGCTCATAATTAGGGTGCCCTTTGACGATGGTCTCCATGGGAACTTTAAACATTTGAGACGCGGTTGCCTCGTAAATCTTGCCATGGTCCCGGAATACATTCAGGACCCAGTGTTCATCTGCGAGCCATGCGATTATTCGGGCCTCAATCGCGGAGAAGTCGCTGACAATAAATCTGCATCCCGGTGATGGGATAAAGACTGTTCGTATTAGCTGAGAAAGCACGGATGGCAACGCTCCATAAAGCATCTCCAGCAGTTCAAAATCACCACTTTTTAGCACCTCTCTAGCCATCCACAACGCATCTAGTTTGTTTTGAGGTAGGTTTTGAACCTGTATAATCCTCCCTGCCCAGCGCCAGGTTCGATTTGCTCCGCAAAACTGTAGGATGCCTCGAGCCCGACCATCGGCGCAGATGCTGCGTGCCATGGCGTTGTACTTATCCACGCTGGTTTTCCCTAGCTCTTGTCTAATCTGTAATACCCGTCGGGTATCTTCATCCGGCGCTTGATCAAGCAAGGTAGACATATGTTCTTTCCCCAGCCCGTTTGGGGTCTCTAATCCTTGTTCGGCCAGCCATTCCTTTAGCTGCGTTAGGCTATTAGGGTTTTCAAGGCATGTAATATCTTTAGCCTCTTGCATTAGCCCCGTTTTGTATTGCTCTGCGCAATCAATAGCTTGATGAAACAACGTAGGGTCAAGCTGGATACCGCGGTCATTGATTCTTTGGTCAAGAGCCCATAATGCCCACTCATGATCTGGTAGCGGAAACCGTTCCAACTTGCGGCGCACTTCTCGCTCTACTACCACATCCTGGATGTTATAGGCTTTGTACTGTTCCCATTTTTCTAGGTCGTGATGAGGGTAATTCCGCGTTCTCTCGCCATTTGTCTTTGTGGGTTTGCAAGGCACAGAGAAATATTTAATGAGGTTTTTACCCTTGGTATCTTTTTGTGCCTCCAATTTCAAAACCTCGGCTACACCCTCCAGATAACCTGGTAACCCTAGTGCCAGTGCCCAAACAGCCGTACATCGCCACTGACTGGGATCACACTCAATGCCAAAATGCTTCTTTATACAAGTCCGTTCAAACGCTGCATTAAAAGCAGTCTTTAATACATTAGGGTCAGTGAGATCATGGATGATCTCGTCTGGCAAATCCTCAAAAGCAGTTAGGTCGATCACCTGCACGGGATCGTCATCATAGGCATAGGCAAAAAGCAATATTTCAAAATCCGGCGATTCCGTATATCTAAACACTCCGCAGTCTTTAAGGTCTACGCTGGAATATGTTTCAAGGTCAATTTGTAATATTTTCAATGTTTTGCCCCCTCTCGGGTCATAGCTTCTTTCCCCCGTGGCGGTGCGGTCGTTTTTGGTTGTATAGCGTTTTTGCTGCGATAGCATGCCCGAGGTCAATTCCATAATATCCGCATGCATCAAAAATCCTAATAACGGTATCTGCTAATTCTATTGGGATGCCACACGGTTTTCCGTTTTCTTCGTAGTAAATTTCGGTATAATTTTTCCCATCTCTGTAATCTTCCAAGGCTTCCGATAGTTCGGAGTGCATCAGGGCAATGAGGTCACCGAAAGACCTTTTACCCTCCCACCAACCTTTTTCCTTTGCATTCTTATGGGTGATATATACAAGTTCTTCAACAGATAGCTTATCGTCTGCAACTTCCGTCGCATCCATAGCATTAATAAAAAGCCCGGTATAATCGCATATCTCTGTTATTTGGTACTCCCCGGAAGGAGCATCCGAAAAGCGCCTTGCATTGTAAAATTCTCCACGTTTAGGGCCGTCTTCGATATCGTTCAGTAGCATAATCATCATTGATTTACACCTCCGGTTTTTTTTAAGAGAAGGGGCAATGAAGCCCCCTATTAACCTAGAAAATCGTCATCGTCATCATCGTAGATGTCGTCAAAATCCTCATCAGCAAAATCATCCTGCACACTGGCACGACCGCCCAGGAAGTCGCCGTCTTGTACTTTTACGATGTTATTGAGGCCAGCAGCGATCCCCTTATTACCCTTAGTGTCAAAGAGATAGAAGTTAACGCTAACCTTGGCATAGCATCCGGAGTAAACTTCCGTCGTGTCTGTGATTTCGGCAAACTTGGTCTTGCCATTGCCGTCCTTGCCGATCGGCTTAGCGATCCCCGGCTTGTTTTTACTCTTGGCATTGAAGAAATAGTGCCCCACATAAGCTTCGCCTTTTTCATCTGCCTCTTCGTCCCCATCACGCAGCGGAGTATGGAATTCTTTTGGAAGTTTTCCGCCATATTTAGCTTTAGCCTGCTCTTTAAGGGTTTCAATGATCGCCTTATACTTAGCCAGTGTGGTCTTATCGTCCTTCGGAATTAAAATTGCCGTACTATACCACAGGTTTCCGTAATCATCTTCCTCTGCTTCCCATACTTTTGCGTAGCTAAGACGAGCTTTACCCGTTACCAGTTTTGTTGTTTGATTGTCGATTGCCATTTCTATCAGTCCTCCATATTTATGTTTGCAAATTCTTGTTCTAAGCTATTAAACTCTGGTCTTGGATCTGTTTCCGGAACCAACGTAGGCTTACCTTGTGGTTTCACGATTAGATCACCTATCAGATTATTTAGTTGTTTTTTATCAAGCTGTTTCTCAAGTGCTCCAATGCCTAAAAGCTCCTGCGGCTTAAGATATTTATCTGGGTCAATCTTAGCTGCTTCAAGCCGAGATACTGCTTTTTCTTTGTCCGTAATAGAACGGTTTGATCTACCTTTTACTAGCTTCCACTGCGGGATATTTCCCCCGCTGAGGGCTTTTTCCTTAGCGTAGTCTTCTATGTCCTTCGCCCAGGCTTTAAGCTGCTGCGCAACAAAGAGAGTAGAGCCTATTTCTTCATCTGAAAGTAAAGCTGGATCTTGAAATTCTTGCTGCACGGCTTTCATATTCTCCTCGGCTCTCGCCCGGCAATTGCCTTTCACCTTGCACCATCTGCAATGATCACCGGGCTTAAATTCTCCCTCCCCGGCATAGGCTAACTTTGCTGCGGGTCTAATGACATCTTCCGCCCACTCTAGTAACTCTTTGACGGTTAACTCTTCCGTGGTAATACTATCTAGCCGTGGTTGGATGATCGTCATACGGACTTTATCTATTTCATAGAGCCAGTTGTAAGCCTCCCAGGCTCCCAGAGCATACAGCCTTATTTGTGGGTTACCAATTGCGGATACAGGCACTTTTCCATATTTAAGATCTATGACTTCTACGACCCCATCTGAGATGAGCACAACATCCCCTGTACCAAACCCCTCTGGCACCCACTGGCTATAATCTATCGATTCCTCCAAAGAGACGATAACCTCATTGGATCTAGCTTTATGTTCTAGAAAAATGCCACCAACTCGATCTACATACTCGGATATGTAGTTCTCCATCTCCGCGCAGTAGTACTCTTTAGCCTTTATTTCCTCAATCTTCTGGTCAATATCTTTACGCTGTTTAGCGTTACAAACCGTTATTTTTCGTCTTAATTTTAGTTCTGCTAGCTCATGCGCCACTACACCTTCGTCGGAGTACTTATTACGCCTATCCGGTATGCCTTCGGTCAGCCTGGCACTTGGCGGGCAGGCTATCCACCTGGATGCACTGGATGCACTTAGGAGCGCATGGGCTCTTTCCGTGTGTCCACTCATAGCGCCTCTAGCTCGGCTAGGAATTCAGCCCGTTTCTCTTCTGGAATGGTACTTATGTTCGTAACTCCGAATTTACGTATGAGCGCTTTAACAGCTTTTCTGGCTTCAGGGCTTTGATCTGAGATTCCTCTAGCCTTGGATATTAGATCATCGATATTAATCACATCGGAAGGCGCAACAGGTTCTTTGGCTTCCTCTTGCTTTGTTTCCTCTTGTTTAGCTACTTGTTTTTTCTGACGCTTTGGTTTTTCTTCTGTTGCTTTAGTGGTTTCAACGGCGGCTGGTGTTTTTGCTGGTGTACCATCTACCAAACTCAACAGCGCACCTAAATCTCTTTTCAACTCTACTGCATTGTCCGCGTTAATCTTAATCTCAATAGCCATTTATTTTACGCCTCCTCTGTTTTTATAAACTCAATAAGCATAACGTGATCGTAGTTTATAGCTACTTCGTCAGCTATAATCCATCTTGATGTGTCTGGATGCTTTAAAGATTCAAGAGCCTGTTTAACGTAGTTCGTCTCACCCATAATAAGTTCTATGACGCGACCATTAACCATGGTTAGCCTCCATTTAGTACGCACTGTCTAACCCCTCCCTCTCTAAGTTATCTATACAGTAACGGCAAATTTCTTCACCGTTGCCGCAAGGTTGCAAATACTCATCCGGCACGTCCTGCCTACATACCATGCAGGTTTTCGGTATTAACATTTCTTTAACTTTCATATCATCACCAGATTCCTTATCTTTGCGATGCAGTTCTGGCAGATGTTACGATCGAAAAATGTTTGTAAATGGCTATCAGATTCTCCACAGAGATAGCAGCCCGGGTTATATTTCTTCAGCATAATGCGCTCTCCATCTACGTAAATTTCCAGAGCGTCTTTCTCACCAATGCCTAAAGTAGTACGGAGTTCTTTCGGGATAACTACCCGTCCTAATTCATCCAATTTTCTTACGATACCAGTAGATTTCATTGGTTTACACCTCCCCCGCACAATTCTTTAAGAATGTTGTCAATATGACAATTAGCCTTTGAGACCGCATATTCTGCGTCTCCCCATGCAAGTTCCCTCTTTATTTCCATTAAGGCGCTCACAAGTTCCAGTTCCCGTTTAATATAAACTGATACCTTCTCTTGCGATTTTCTTATTTCTTCTTCTAACGGCGTGATAGCTACAACTTCATGGAATACAGCACTTTCGTCATATCCAAACATAGCTGCGTGGTAAGCTTCTTCCGGTGTATCGTACGTTGCCAAAATAAAATCATCTACTCTAATTGCGTATCTCATTCATTGCACACCTCCTTTCACTGTGGTATAGTTAATGTAATAATGTTTAAATCTGAACGGTCATCTTGCCGGACAGCCGTTCTGGTTTTGTGGGCTTCTTCGATTTCTTTTTCTATTTCTTCTATTTGGGCGGTAATCCACCAGCCCCAAGTGCCATCTTCTTGATGGTGCTTTTTGTTTTGCCGATAGATTAATTTGAGCTCCTCAATGCGCCGCCTAGCGGATTTGAAATCGTACATTTGATTTTTCACCTCCTTTCAGAAACTACTGATAAGTATTCTTTGAGTTGTTTACCAATAAATTCTGTATAGGCTGGAGGTATGGCCTCAGCAAGCTCTTCCCTACTCATCCAGTCAATACCACCCATGGCGAAACCCCAATAAAGTACAATTTGTTTTGATTTTAGTCCCCTAACCCCGCCATTGCCGCAAATAGAGATGCTACCATCTTCGCCTATTCCATTTCCTGCCGATGGAGTTTTCATCTTTATTCGTGCTTGATCGGGCTCTTTAAGTGGAATATTACTTTCAAACCATCTTTCACGCTGCGTATATAGATTCTTGAATTGCGAGCCAAAAAGTTTGATAGGGTTTATTAATGGTGAACCCGAAACATTCTCAATGATATAGGGCTTTCCAGATGCTTTTAGCAATTCTCTTGTCTGAGGTATCAAATCTTTATGATCTCCATATCTACCGCCATTTCTTGCTTCAGACAGCCCCTAGCTTTGCTGTGTGCTTGACAGGGAGGGCTTGCGTGGATTACATCAAATCCATCTATGAGTTCGTGATCTTTTAATACCTCAAACGCATCTGCCCAAATGAATTCATATGGATAGTTTGGCTGAGGTTCGATATCCACGCCAATAACCTCAAAACCAGCACTAGCGTAACCTGCCGAGCAACCACCTGCTTTACAAAACAAATCCAATAATTTTGGTTTCATGTCCCCTTTAGCCTTTCTTTTTTAGTGTCAGCTTCATATTTTCCAGAGCCAACGTATGCTCCTGGATAGTTTTTAGCTCTAGGTTAACTTCGTAGATACCCTTAACCCTGCTTGCGGAATCAGCGGAAACCATCCCTGATAAGGCATTAAGTGCCGCATCTTTAGTGTCATACGATACAACCCTATCGCCCATCGTGAGGGAACCCAACCTTAACAACCATACTTTCAGCAGCCTTCTCACCTCCCTTACTGTAGTTTGGTAGCAGCGTCCCGTTCTGCTTTGAGCTTTTCATACACTTCTGGTACTACATCTGCTAAAATGGAGAGGACTTCTGTAGGCATACCCGCCGATCTGGCTGTTTGAAGCATATAGGCTACACCAAATTCAAGGTCTTCCAAGTTTTCTTTGGCTGCCGAACGAATTACAAATTCTACGAAATCAACAAGTTTGGCCCACAATTCTTTTTCAATGTCAATATTCATTCTCAAATCCTCCTTTTAATTGACTTTTGCTTCCAGCTTCCTGATTGCCAGTCTTAATTGACCCAAGTCACCAGCTAAGAGCCATTTACTTGTCACATTATCTATCTGACCAATTCTACTAATGTGAAATTGCAAGGCATCTGTTACCTCTCTTAGATGTAGGAGGATTTCTCTTAAATGTTCTCCGGGTCTTGGTATATTAGATCCTCCTTTTGGGGGTACAGATTTACCATCATTGAAATACTGACGCAATTCCGTACAAAGGACATCCACTGTTCCACCAAGGAGCTTTAATCGTTCTGGCGAACTATTTTCTACCGTAATCTCAATAGCGACTGTTTCACCAGTTGCCTCAAAGGCAGTGCTTTTCTTTAGATGGATTACGCTGTTTTCATTCATGTGCATTTTCTCCCTTCAGGTATTTAACTTTAATCTAATCGCGCTTTGATACCTTGTTCAGCAACGATGTACAGAGCCTGATCTTCCGAAAATCCTTCCTTGATCAACTCGTCATAGTAGACTCTTGATAATTTGGCAATCGTAGGGAATGTTCCAAGCATCATAGGTAATATTTTTTGCATGCTCTCTATAGCAAGTTCAAACTCCATTTGTTCATGTGGTTTCATACCCTTTCCTCCCTTCTTCGCACACATTGGGAATCTAGTAGTTTTTATCTAAAAAATCACTAAACTTCTTCATGAAACTATCGAATTTATTAGGGCTGTAATCGTTGCTTAAGAAAGTTAGTTCCAAGACCATCTTACTTTCTCCAAATCTTTCTTCCTGCTTTGATTTAGTCTGTTGTTCAACGGAATACCCAGCACAACGGACTATTGTTTTAGCCTTTACTGGTTTTTTAGGTTTGTAGTAATAGTTCAATGTTTCTCCACCCTCCCCCGGTTTAGACTAAAAATGATTCCTTGAGTTTTTCGATCTTGCCGCAAATCTCATGAAGCCAATTCATGTCATTTATTTGGTAAGCAATAAGAGATAGACTATTGAGTTCATTAAGCTTCCTAACCATGTGTGCGTTTAGTTTTAGGCTCTCTTCCAAGTTCCGGAATTCTTCTACTGAGGCATTTTCATATATTTGGGTGAAATTTCCGTACTTGAAATACAGTTGAGCCAATCTCTGATGCACTGGGTGGAAACAGTATTCAATCGTCTTCTCCAACTTTTTCACCTCCCGTAAATCGTTCAACATAACCTTTGTTGATCCAAGATTGGTCCGGGAAATACTCTGTACTCCCTTCAGTAAGGCACACTATCGGTACAGATGTTCCAGCTTTTCTATCCGGCATCTTGGATTCAGCTTTTTCTGTCCATACCCATGGGTTAGCTTTTTGGTTCATTTTCATGCTCCTTTAGCTGTTCTTCGCAAAATTTTATGCTGCCTTCGAGCTTCCTTTTTATTAGCGCCTGTAGTTCGCCATCCCCAATATCCTCAAAAATGCGATCCCCATCCTCAGTGTAGACATAGATCCATCCTCGGTAACTGTCTAAAGTAGTCAAACGTTCCTGGAGTTGTTCGAGATGTCTTTTTATAGATGCAAGTCTTGATTCATACATTTAACTTCAGCTCCCTTCGGTTCCGTAAGGAATGAGAAATTCATCTCAGCGTCTTTTATTTTTTGATTGATAATGGCTTCGAGTTCTTCCATTGATAATTTCATTAATTCTTCAACCAAATTACTCATGTTTCACACTCCCGCTGCCGTAATACTTCCATAGTTTCAAACACCAGCAAAATCTGCGTATCACTAATGTGATTAAGTTGCATAGATAGTAGCCTATTAGCTTCTTCATCACCCAATTCAGTTAAGTCAAATTCTTTTCTAGCTTCATTGATGGATGCCCGCCCACTTTTTAATCTTTCAAGAGCTGTTGCACTTTCAGCTGATTTATTCATTCACCTTCAGCTCCTTTTATAATTCCGTTCCTCTTGCTCACGAACCCACCTATCCAGACTAACCGAGCTAAACAAATACTTTGGCTTTCGGCTACCCTCTGAGCCGATAACTCTATGTGGGATTCGTTTCTCCCTACACAATTGGCGTAAAATATGTTCGGATATTTGCAGATGTTCGCAGGCTTCGTTAAATGTTAATGTTTTATCTTCGGCTACAGATAGCCGTTCCAGGATACGCTTTTCCGCTTCTGCCACCTGCGCCGCTACCATATCCGCGATTGCTTTTTCTACTGCGGTCATGATGCATCATTCTTTTCGGGCTGTTTTAGAACAATAATTAGATCGTCACTAAGCATCCAATGGTCGACACGTTTCCAGCCATCCCGGATGCGATCCATAATAATTTCAACGAGGTTTATCACTTCCTCAGTAGTGTCATTCAGGCTTAATTCAAATGTTTCTGTGATTGTGCCATCTAATGAAGGGATCGTTAAAATTAGGTCAGCGTGTTCTCCTTCCGTTTTAATCACGCCGTTTCTTGATGCAAGCTCATTGATTAAATCGATTGTTTTCGCGTTTGTAAGATTCATTTTTATACCCATTCCTTTCTATACGACCGTTAAAGTTTTGTCCGTTCTGTAGGGCTGTCGTCAATTTGACGAGTGGCTTTAAAGTCCAACTTGTTTAATCAATTCCGGAAACTTATCTGCGAAGTAGTGAGGCGCTGTCTCCCTCGGATTATTCGGACTTACGATGTTCTTTCCGTATTCCAACCCTTTGTCCGTTAGAGATTTAAAGAGCTTAACCCCGCCTTTACTTGATGGACGTTCCTTCTCTTCCAACAGACCATGTTGGATAAGAAGAGTATTAAACTTAGCTGCCCCAATTGGAATTTTGTGTTTCTTCAGCAATACCGTTGCAGATTCTGTTACTTGCTCATCTGCGTAAGCTGGTAACGGTACTTGAAGACAGTGCTGTTTATTGAAATCGTGAAGAAGTTTTAACTTACCGCTATCTGGGAGCCTTAGAACATTTGCCGCGATTTCGATCATATAAGCTTCTTTCTTGAAGTGGAGTAACCCAAGATCTTCATAGCTAGACTTGTGCTCTGCCTCTACGTTCAGTAAGTGGTCACGTACTGATCTGGCGACTTGACTGTCTCGAAGCAACATACCGATTCTTAAGACTGCTCGGCGTGGGATGATGGTGAATGCCGATGTATTTTTACCAATTACACCCATGTCCTTAAAGGACATCAGTTGAAACCCAGTTAAAACTTTCAATCCGTCGCTTTCCAATTCACTGCGATTGTCTTTAATTAGTGAATTAATTGCCTCTTTTCCGACTTCATAAAACTCAGCAGTTAACTCAATATTTGTATTCACATCATCCGGCAACATAGATAACTTCTTGACTTTATCCAGCACCTCTGTGCGGTCGATTACGGATTCACGTAGGGATTTGCTTTCAATTAATGCGCTACTGTTAATCATTTGAATACCTCGCTTTCAGAATTGTTTTATTGCATTTTGTAAAGTATAAATTCGAGCTCACCATACTCTGTAATTCTTTCATGAGCTATTTTCCAGTCGCCTGATGCCAAAAGTGCATTCACTTGCCCGATGTCCACGGTCAGGCGAACTTCTTTAACCTTATGTAGGTTCATTGTCGTGACTCCTTTCATTCGGTGTTAGTTGGGTTGTTGTCTCATTTTCCAATTTAGTTTTTCAGGGAAATTTTACAAAAAACGTTAATTAGACTTGCGTTATTTTAGATAGCGCTATATAATTATTAGTGATGGGTCATACGAGTTACTTCCACCGCTGCAAGGTCAGGAAATAACTCCTCAGGGGAAGTATTAAAATACTTAGCTAATTTAAACAGAAGAATTACATCTGGGTTACCTCTTCCGCTCTCTATATTGCGGATATGACTTTCGCTAACACCGAGATCAATCGAAACTTTTCTTTGGGACACGTTGTACTTTTTACGGAAAATTTGAAACTGTTGACGTCTCGATTTCTCCAAAACATTTACACTCCTTTCTGTCGGTATTTTAGTTCACGCCTTTAGTATAAGCGATAACTAAAATATCGTCAAGGGGTTAATTTAGTTATCTTTTTTGAAGGGTGATTGTGTTGAATAATCTTGAGAAAAAACAAATGGGGTTAAGGATTAAAAAATTACGCGAAGAAAAAGGTCTCACGCAAGAGGAATTGGCGGAAATACTTAAAATGAAAAACCGGGCTACCGTATCTAGTTATGAGGCTGGGCGCTCCACCCCGCCTAGCGATGTTCTGCGCAATTTGGCTGATATTTTTAATGTGTCTGCTGACTATTTACTTGGGAGAGGAGGAGATGACGAATTCGTTACTCCACCTGAGGACAATCAGGGGGCGCAGTATCTGAAATTGGGTGGGCGATAAAATTAGAGAGACAGAGCCAAGATATGACACAAAAAGAATTAGGTAAGCAGGTAGGCGAGAATCAAAGACAAATTTCCAGCTATGAACTGGATCTTAAACCTGTTCCGGAGCATACACTTGATAAAATTATGGAAGTTTTCGGCTTGTCATTTCCAGAATTTCTAGCTAAGTACAACATGTGGGATGAGTCCACTCACCCTCATTTTGATGGAGATGTCAATAAGCAGATTGCTTTCGAGAAGGCGCAGGAACGGGACGCTCTTAACGACTCATACAAAGAAGATATCCAAACAATAGCGGCACATCACGATGGGGAAGAGTGGACGGAGGAAGAGTTAGAAACGCTCGAAAAATTTAAACAATTTGTTTTATCTCAACGTAAGAACCGGAGCTGATGACAATGCTTTACGAAAAACTTCTTATGGAAACAGGGATAAAAGTATTTGAGGTAATCATGCCCATGGGCATTAAGGGTCTTTATAGTGATGGCATAGCTTGGATAAATAAAAACATAGAAACCAACACAGAAAAAGCCTGCGTCTTGGTCGAAGAGGTCGGTCACGAGCAAACCACTGCTGGTGACATTACCGACCAGTGCGATTTATGCAAGCGCAAACAGGAATTGATTGGCAGGCGCTGGGGGTACAGAAAGCTCGTCCCACTGTCCGCAATTGTACAAGCCCACAAAGCCTGCCTAAGAAATAGGTATGAGATCGCTGATTTCTTAGGCGTTACTGAAGAATTTTTACAGGACACGATTGATTATTATCGGGATAAATACGGAATATGCGTACAGTACAAGCAGTATATGATTTACTTTGACCCACTCAACGTAATTTAACTTTCGGTGCTTTCCAGCCGTAAGGCTGTTTATTATACACTTTAACAGAACATATGTTTGATTAGGAGGAATTAAAATGGCATCCATTGAAAAACGCGGCAATAATTCATGGCGGCTTGTTGTAGAGGTAGGTTACGATTCAAAAGGCAAACGTGTAAAAAGAACAAAAACCGTAAGAGTAGAAGACCAAGCTTTATTAAAAACAACGAAGAAGTTACGGGAGTTTCTAGAAACGGAGTTGCACAAGTTTAAAATTGAAGTTGAAGCTGGGGAATACATTGCTCCACAAAAAATGACATTAGATCAATTCGTTCAGGATGAATGGACTCCGAAGTATGCATCAAAAACAGAAAACTTATCTCCTTTGACGTTTAGAAATTATGTATCACATTTTGACACTCACATTAGCCCATCTTTGGGTCATAAACATCTTGGAGAAGTTAAAACCGTACATCTTCTAACGTTTATAGACAGTCTAAGTAAGCCTGGAGCACGTAAAGACGGGAAAGAAGGAAGGCTATCTAACGGGACTATTCAGTATATTTATCGTGTTCTGAAAAACATTCTGGAACGGGCGAAGGAATGGGGACTGATTAAAGTGAATCCAATTATAGGGGTGAAGAAACCTAAAGTAGGGCGACCGGAAATTCACTTTTATGATGAGGTTGAGGCACAGGAAGTAATCTCCGCGTTGGACAAAGAACCAAGAACATGGAGACTTTTCATTTTAGGGTCAATGATTGGTGGTTTCCGCCGAGGAGAATTATTGGCATTGGAGTGGACGGATGTCGATTTCGATAATATGACATTATCAATTAACAAGAGTATATCCTTGACGATAGATGGACATGCGGTCGAAAAGGAACCTAAGTCTAAAAGTTCTATACGCATAGTTGATATGCCTGAATGGTATATGGATGAACTAAAAATACACAAGCATGAATGGAAAAAAGAAAAATTGTTCGTGGGCGACAAATGGCGTGGAGGTGACAAACAGTATGTATTTCACGCTGGATTCGGAAAACCTCTTTACCATACCTATCCTACTCAATGGTGGGGTGAATTTATCAAACGACATAATTTGAAGCGTGTGCGATTCCATGACCTACGGCATTCCAGTGCCACCTTACTTATTGAGGCTGGAGCTTCGATGAAAGCCATACAAGAACGTTTAGGTCATTCTAAGCACCAGACAACTGCCGATATATACGCCCACATCACAAAGAAAGTCAGTCGAGAGACAGCAGAGAAGTTCGATAAATTCGCTCCTAAAAACCACGTCCCCAATTCGTCCCCAACCTATAATTATTAA